CATTTCTTCTATTACTCTTGACGAACTTGAAAAAATAAAGATTTCAAGAGATAAAGATGAAGAAACAAAGCACAGAGTGCGGAAACTGTTATACTGGATGTATTTACATCAAGATAGATATACTGTTATACTTCACTCTGGAGATTATAAAAATGCGGATGATGCCATAATAGAAGATGCTTGTTCTATTAAAGATGATATCGTAACATTCTTTACTTCTGATTTAAGTTGTTATCATAGAGCAAGAATTAAACTGTGTTATGTTGAATATGTTTCAGATATGAAAGAAAACGATAAATATACAGGCTATAAAAAGTTTGCTCCGATGTTAACAGAAGCAGAGAATGATTTATATGAAAGAATTTTTAATAATGAAAATTTTGCGGATTTTATAGAGAACGAGTATCTTGTTGTAAATTGCGGCAATGGCAAGAAGGATTACTTCAAATGGAAGAATAATCGGTTTGAGAAAGTGCCTTTTAGAACTGTTGAAAGTATGCACTTCGGTATCTTTAAGCCAAGAAATGATGAGCAAGTTCTTGCCCTTGATAGTATGTTCACGAATAGGATAACCTTGCTTGGAGGCCCTGCCGGAAGCGGCAAAAGTGCAGCATCCTTGGCTTATTTATTCAATCAGCTTGAGAATGGCAAGATTGATAGGATTATCGTGTTTTGCAATCCAGTCGCGGCTAAAAATGCAGCCAAGCTTGGTTTCTACCCCGGAGAGTTAAGACTCAAGCTTCTGTCGTCACAGGTTGGTAATGTACTGACAAGCAAGATAGGAGATTCAGTCGAGGTTGATAGACTTATCGACTCGGGTAAGCTGGTCTTGATTCCTGCAGCCGACCTCCGAGGATATGAGACTCCCGCAAATTCTGGTGTATATATAATGGAAGCGCAGAACTATGATACTGTTCTTATGCGTATGCTCTTGCAGCGTATTGGAAATGATTGTCAAGTAATTCTTGATGGAGATAGGTTTGAGCAGACTGACCTTGATATTTACGAGAATGATAACGGTATGAGAAAAGTATCCGAAGTTTTCAGAGGAGAAAAAATATTTGGGCAAGTAGACCTTAAAAAGATAGAGCGTGATGAGATTGCCCGCATTGCTGAAAGGATGAAGTAATATGAACACATAGACTATTTTAGCTATAATTATATCTATGCTTTTGGGAATTGTTGTAGGATGGGGTCTGGTAGACGTATTTAAAGACTTCTCTTCCAAGAGTAAAGATGAAAAGCTAACTCTTATAAAGAATTGGCTTCTTGTTGCTGTTGCGGAGGCTGAAAAAATTTATGGTGCAAAGACAGGTTCATTAAAGCTGTCCTACGTTTATGACCTTTTTATACAGAGAATGCCCGACCTCGCGGAGACTATAAATTTTGAAACTTTCAGTTCTCTTGTAGATGATGTACTTTCAGTATTTAAGAAGATGTTGAATGATAATAAGGCAGTTAAGACTTATGTTGAAACAAAGCCTATCATTCTTGAAAGTGCGGGAACCCCTGAAATTTTGCCTGCAACACTGGAAACAATAGAAAATTAAAAATTAAATGGGGGAATAGTTCCCCCATTTTTTATTTGCAAATTTAATTAAAATATGATATAATATATATAGAGAATTGAAAAAAGGAGTGAAAAAATGTGGGATACGGAATTGATGATATTCAACATTTGGAAACGCGAGAGGCGATGAGGTCAAGGATTCAAGTATATCTTGGTTCAGACGATACTGAGGGGTGTTATCAAGCCTTAAAGGAAATTGTCAACAATGCAACAGATGAAGCTCTCGCAGGATATGGAAAGAAAATAAAAATTAAACTTGATGAAAGTAAGAATGAGATAACAATATCTGATGAAGGTAGAGGAGTTCCTTTCGGTATGAAAGATGGAAAGAACGTCCTTGTTTCAATCTACACAGAGAGCCATACAGGTGGTAAGTTTACAAAAGGAGCATATAAGAACTCCAGTGGTCTTAATGGTCTTGGCGGGACTGCCGTATGTATGACTTCAAAAACTTTTAAGGTTATAAGTTGCCGACAGGGTAAGTCCGCAACTGCATATTTTGAGCAAGGTATCCTTAAAGATTATAAGGAAACTCCAACAAAACTTAAAGATGGTACTACTGTAACTTTTATTCCAGATAAAGAAGTTTTTAAGAATATGACAGAAAACTATTCTTATGATAGAATTTGCGATGAAATAAAGCGAATATCTTACTTCAATAAAGGTATTTCTTTTGAGGTATCGTCAGGTACTAAGAAGAAAGAGTTTCTTTCAAAAAACGGTATTGCAGATTTTATTAATGAAATAAGTACAAAGCCTCTTATGAAGCCTATCTTTTGTCATGCAGCAGACGAAACTGACGAAGTTGAAATCGCTTTTATGTGGACAAGCGATGCCTCACAGAATTATACCTTTGTCAATAGCCTTGAAGTGCCCGAAGGCGGCGCCCCTGTTACCGGAGCAAAGACAGCTCTTACTACAACGATGAAGAAATTGAGTAAGAAAGATTTTGATGCAGAGGTTATCAGAAAAGGCTTGATTTATGTCATTAATTGCAAGGTTGCAGAGCCTAGTTTCGCTAATCAAACGAAAAGCAAGATTAATAACGCTAATCTTCGTACTCTTGCAAGCCAAGCTTTTAAGCAAGGTCTTGAAGAATTTGCAAAGACAAGAGAATTTGACAATATTATTGAAATGTTGAATAAGGTTCAGAAGGCAGATGCCGCAGCAGAAAAGGCAAGAAAGCAAGTTCTTGAAGCATCAAAAGAAATAGAAAAGAACGCTTCAAAGAAAGTATTTAATGCAGATAAGCTGAAGGATGCTGAACATCTTGGCAAAGATGCGATACTTCTTATTTGTGAGGGTGATAGTGCGGCGTCTGGTATCGTAAAAGCTCGTGATTATAGTAAATATGGCGTTATGGCGATTAGAGGTAAAATGATTAACTCTCTTGCTAATCCTGAAGAACACTTTATGCAGAATGAGGAAATTAAACTTCTCCTTAAAGCAATGAATATTGTGCCCGGAAAATATGACGCAAGAAAATTGAGATATGGAAAGCTTGCGATATGTACTGATGCTAAGTAATATTGGCTGTGTAATACTTTTCAAGTTCACCACTTGGGTAGTTTTATTTTATATCAATAACAATTTTCCTAAAATATGAATAAAATTAAAGCTGCTAACGGGGAAACCTGACCAAGTAATGTTGAAGGCAATCCCGTGGGAAACTTTATTTAATTCCTCTTTTTTAACTTAAAGGAGGATGAAGAAAATGGTAGGAATCTACAAAATTACCAACAAAGAAAATAACAAAGTATATATAGGATAGTCAAATGACATTGAAAGGAGACTCTCTGAGCATAAAAAGAAGAGAGTCGTAACAATTGATGACTATATTAATTGTTTAGGAGTAGATAAGTTCACTTATGAAATTCTCGAAGAGTGCTCAGAAGATGAATTAGATGAAAAAGAGCAACTATATATACAAATGTATAATTCAAAAAATAACGGATATAATCTTCAAAACGGTGGATGTAATAATTCTCGAGGAGAAGGTAATGGAAGAGCAAAATTAACAGAACAAGAGATTTGTTTTATACGAAAAAGTTATGCTGAACATAAATCTCAATCTGAAATTTACGAGAAATATTTTAAAGATAAAATTACAAAATCTTCCTTTTAGGCAATCTGGCAAGGAAAATCTTGGTCATATATTATGCCTGAAGTATATACAGAAGAAAATAAGAGATATTATACTTCTGAACAGCAATGGACAAAAGCAAGTTTAACAGTAGAAGAAGTATTAGAATATCGGCAATATTATGTAGACCACACTCGCGAAGAAGTATATCAAAAATTTTTTGAAGAGCATGGAACATTATTAAAGAAAAATACTTTTATTAAGATATTGGTTGGAGACGTTAAACCCAATAGCATATATTTAACGATTCCAGTCTATAAAAAATCTTTAAATCGTTGGGAATTAAATAAAGAACCTGTATCGACTATTCCCGAATCGGGGAAGTAAGGCTGCTATTGGTACGCAGCTTGAAATGGTATCCTTTTTATTTAAAAATAAAAAGTAAAAGATAGTCAAGCCCGCCAGAAATGGCGGAACTGCTGGATAGTGATGGAGCACATATTGGGTTGCTTATTATGGCAAATCTTTATAAGCTTGCTCCTCAGTTCATTGAGGAAGGTCGTCTTTGTTGGTTGAGGTCGCCGCTTTGGATTGTAAAAGAAAATAAAACTGAAAGTTATTATTTTACTGATGCCGAGATGGATGCCGCAAGACCTAATATTCCTGCAAAAGCAGAAATTCAAAGAAATAAGGGTCTTGGTTCATTAAGTCCTGAACAAGCTAAAAGGTCAATGTTCATGCCTACATATCAGCGACTTGATACTATTAAAGCATCTCCAGAAGCACTGGAATTGCTTGAAGCTCTTATGGGAGAAGATATTGAGCCTCGTAGAGAGTATGTCTTCAACAATATTGATTTCTCTACAATAAGAGAATAATTGAAAAATTATTGAAAATATGATATAATATTTATAGAAAATATAAAAGGAGCTGTAATATGAACAAAGAATTGAATATGGCGGATGTCATAAACGAGTCTTTTACAGCTTATGCGGGTGCGGTTTTACAGAGCCGCGCCCTCGTTGATGTAAGAGATTGTATTAAGCCTTCCGCTCGACAAATTTTTTATTGTCTATATACAGATAAATTTTTACCTAATAAGCCTTTTAAAAAGACACTTAAAGCAATAGGCTCTGCAATGAGGACTTATATACACGGTAGACAAAGCGTCTGAAAATAGAGAATATAAATTTTGGTCTAATTTAAAGAATGTATATTTGAGTTTTTCTAATATAAATAGATAAGAAAATAAAGGAGTGCTATTTATGGAAAAACTTAAAAAAGATATTATTAATGCTATTACTTATTTAAAGCAAAACCCCCATACAAGTGCAACTAAAGCTGGACAAATTTTTAATGTCAGTAGAAAAATTATTGCAAAGTATTTAAAAAATGATGAATATAAAAAATTTATATATGAAAGCCCTACCGAAGAAGAGTATCTTTATTATTTCTCTGCAGAAGAAAAAGCTGCAATAGATGATTATGACTATTGTTTAACTTATGGATATTCTCGTTTTAAAGAAAAACATCCCAATGCTCCTGCAAGGAAAGAGACTTTAATTCGTTGGCTTGTTATTTTAGGGATAGACCCAAAAATATAGAAAAGGAATAGTTATCATTTTAATAGAAATGCTTTTCAAACTATCAAAACTGAAGAAGATGCTTATTGGTTAGGCTTTATTACCGCAGATGGTTGTATTGTTAATGAGCAAAGATTGTCCATAAATCTTGCAGAAAAAGATAAAGAGCATTTAGTTAAATTCTGTAAGTATTTACAAATGCCAGAAGAAGAAATTGATATGATTATTAAGACTTCTACTGGCGGAGCCTACACTAGAGACAATCCAGTAAGCGTATTAAATATTTGTTCAGTAGATATTGTCCATAATTTAGAAGATAAAAAAATTTGTGCAAGAAAGTCTGGAGCAGAAATTCCTTATATTTGTAGTTCTATAGAATTAGAAAAATCCTATATTAGAGGTTTAATAGATGGCGATGGCTATATTAGAGAAACCCAATATGGATTAGGATTAGTAGGGAGCTATGATATATGTCAATATGTACAAAATTTTATTTCGCAAAACATTAAAGATATATCTTCTAATAATATCCGAGAACATGGAACAATTTATAAATTAGAATTAACAGGTAAGTTATAGTCTTAGTAGATATTAGATTACTTATATAAAGATGCCAAAATTTATTTAACTCGTAAATATTCTCTTTATAAAACACGATATTGCCGTGGCTAAATTCCGGAATTAAACGGGAAGGCTAAGTCGAAAGATATGCTAATCCGAACCGAAGGCTAATCTAAGATTAGTCAGGGGCAACGCATAGGGAGTGAAAAGATATAATCTCCCCACGAGGCCGGAACATTCTAATTTAATAAGAATGAAAAGATATGCTGAACTTATAGGAAACTATAAGAGCCAAAGGATAAAAAGCCTTTGGGATAACAAATTGGACAGTAGCGCAGAGGGAGTTATGCTTAGAGCCTCACAGGATTTTGCAATGCGTTATCCTCTTGTTGAAGTTGAAGGTAATAATGGTAATTTAATGGAAAGCGGCAACTGGGCGGCTTCGAGATATACTTCTTCTCGTTTAACAAATGTTTGTGTATCTATGTTTAATAGCATAGACAAAGAGACAATAGACGAGTGGAGAGATAATTATGATGATACTGAAAAGTATCCCGCAGTTCTTCCAACCAAAGGCTTCTATAATATTGTAAATGGAAGTTTTGGTATAGGAACTGGTGCTGGCGCAAGTATCCCGCAGTTTAATCTTAAAGAAATTAATAAAGCAATGGAGAAACTTCTCCTTAATCCTGATATTTCTTTTGATGAAATTTATTGCTGCCCCGATTTTGCAACTGGCGCATATCTTTTAAATGAAGCAGAGGTTAAGGCGGCACTTGAAAAAGGCAATGGCGGGTCTTGTAAGCTCAGAGCAAAAATGAAGTTTGATGAAAAAGACAAATGTTTTATTGTGACAGAAATCCCTTATGGTGTTTATACGAACACTATTTGCGGAGAACTTGAAAAGATACTTGAAGACATTGATAATCCCGGTGTTGAAAGATTTAATGACTTAACAGGTGAAAAGCCTCTTATTAAGATTTATTTAACAAAAGATACAGACTATAAGAAAGTAGAGAAATATCTTTATAAGAAGACTTCTTTACAGTATCATTATACAATAAATCTTACAATGTTAAAAGATGGAAGATTTCCTAAAGTATTTACATGGAAAGAGACTCTTCAAGAGCATATAAATCATGAAATAGAAGTCTATACAAGAGGTTATCAGTATGATTTAAAGAAAATCCTTGCTCGTATTCATATAATTGAAGGTCTTCTTATTTGTCTTGCTTCTATTGACGAAGTTATTACTGAAATTAAAACTTCTTCTTCAACAGCAGAAGCAAAACAGAGATTAATAAAGAAGTTTAAACTTTCAGATGAGCAGGCAGATGCAGTTCTTCGTATGAAGTTAGCAAGTCTTGCTAAGCTTGAAGTTAAAAAACTTGAAGATGAAAAGAAAGAATGCGAAGAAGAAAAGGCCAAGATAGAAGAAATACTTAATGATAGAGACAAGTTAAATGAACAGATTATTAATGGTTGGAGAAATATCTCTGTGACATACGGCGATTCCCGCAGAACTGAAAGTGTTACAATTATAGATGAAAAGGAAGAAGAAGTTCTTCCAGAACCTGAAGATATTGTAATAACGGTATCAACTAATAATAAGATAAAGAGAACACCTGTAGGAAAAATCAAGAGACAAAATAGAAATACCAAGGGAACACAAGTAAACAGTGAGGTACCTCTTGTAGTATTAAAGACTAATACTATTGATATACTTTACCTTTTTACAGACAAAGGAAGAATGTATAGTCTTAATGCGGGCGCTCTTGAGGACACAGATACTTTTGTTCATTTCTCTCGTTATCTCAATATAGAAAATGATGAAACGATTATTGCAGTAACAGCAAAACGCAGAGAAATAACAGACAAATATGTAGTATTTTTTACAAAGAACGGTTATCTTAAAAAGTCAAGTATGGATGAATATAAGATGGCTAAGAAGAAAGTTGGTCAGCAAGCAATAAAACTTGAGACTGGTGATGTTATAACCAATGTTGTCTTTGCAAATGATAGTGATGAAGTTTTTGTGACAACAGAAAATGGCATGAGTATTAGATTTGACCTTGATACAGTTAATCCAATAGGTCGAGTAGCACGTGGAGTAGTCTCTATAAAACTTGATAAAGACGATAAGGTTCTTGCAGGTATTATTCTTAATGCAGAAAATCCTTTCATTCTTGCCATAACGGAACAAGGTAATGCAAAGAAAGTATCTATTGCGGAGTTTCCCTCACAGAGACGCGCAGGTAAGGGTATTACTTTAAGCAAAGAAAAACTTGCAGGCGTTCTGAATATAAATGGAAATGAAGATATAGCTGTAAATAGTGGCATCCGTAGTATTTGTATTCCTGTAAATACCATTCCTGAAATGAATAGAACTGCTCTTGGTGTAAAGACCATTAAAGACGGCAAAGTTTCATCTGTCGCCATAGTAAGATAAGATAAGGGGCTTATGCCCCTTATTTGATTTATATAAAAAAATATGTTATAATTATTATAGAAAATGAGAAATAAAGGATGTGAAAAAATGGATGAACTTCGTTCACTCATAGATTGGTTAAATGCTCGTACGATAGAGTATGATAAAGGTTCACCAACTGTAACTGATAAAGAGTGGGATGAAAAGTATTTTGAGTTAAAGAAGAAAGAAGAAGAAACTGGAATATATTATCCCGATTCTCCAACACAAAGTCTTACAACAGATTTTGAAGTTGTTTCAGAATTAAAGAAGGTAGAACATTCTCATCCTATGCTTTCTCTTAACAAAACAAAAGATATGGATGAACTGAAAAATTTTATCAGAAGTACGAAAGAAAGCTGTATTATGATGCAGAAAATGGATGGTCTAACAGTTTCTCTGGAATATAAAGATGGCTACCTTATAAAAGCGGAAACCCGCGGCAATGGATATGTGGGAGAAGATGTTCTTCATAACGTTAAAACAATAAGAAATATTCCTACTAAGATACCTTATATAGATCCTCTCATTGTAGATGGAGAAGTAATTAGCACATATAAGGATTTTGAACCTTTCTCTGATATGTATTCTAATACTCGTAATTTTGCGGCAGGCAGTCTCCGCCTACTTGATTCCAGAGAGTGTGCAAAACGTAATCTTACTTTTGTAGCATGGGATGTTCCCTCATCCGCATATGATAATTTAGCTGATAATTTGCAGTTTCTTTCAGACTTAGGTTTTACAACTGTCAATTGGCATCTTATACTACCTAATAATTGGACAGACGATTGGATTGAGTCAAGTGTTTCTTATTTGAAGAAAGAATCACAAATTCATTCTTATCCTATTGATGGATTTGTCGTTAAAATTAACGATAAGAAAAGGTATGCGGAGGTAGGCACTACCGCACATCATCCAAAGGGAGCGTTGGCACTCAAGGAGTACGATGAAGAAGTAGAAACTGAACTGACCGATATTGAGTATACAATGGGTAAAAGCGGAGTTCTAACTCCCGTAGGCATTTTCCGCCCTGTAAATATTCTTGATGCTGTTGTTTCAAGAGCAAATCTTCATAATCTTTCTGTTATGGAGAACACTTTAGGAAAACCATATAGAGGACAGAAGATAACTGTTTTTCGTGCAAACATGGTAATACCGCAGATTTCAGGAGGAGAAATACCTTTAGAGCAAGTTGATTTTTTTGAAGTTCCCAAGACTTGTCCTTATTGCGGCAGTCCTACACAAATTATCACAGATAATATAAAATCTGTTTTAACTTGCACGAACGAGAAATGCGGAGGTCGCATAAACAATATTATAGAACACTATTGCTCTAAGAAGGGCTTGGATATAAAAGGTTTTGGTGAGAGAACAATTAACTTTCTTCTTGGAAAAGGATGGATTACAGATATCTCAGATTTGTATACTCTTGAGCAGTATAAAGATGAGTGGGTAAAGTGTGATGGTTGGGGAGTTACCTCAGTCAATAATCTATTATTTAATATATTGAATAGTAGAGAGTGTGAACTGCCTAACTTTATTGCGGCTATTGGTATCCCCGATATTGGTATAACAATAGCAAAGAAGATTTGTGAACACGTATCCACTTATGAAGAGTTTAGGAATCTTATAAATAGTAATTATGACTTTACTCAATGGTATGGATTTTCTTATGAGACACAGAAGAAGCTGGTCAACTTTGATTATTCTATTGCAGATAGAATTTATAATAATTACCTAACAATTTCTGAATATAAGAAAGAAGAAATTCAGGAGTCTCCGCTTAATGGAGCGAAGATAGTTATTACTGGTAAGCTATCAAAATTCAAATCAAGAACACTTGCAAAAGATTATTTTACAAAACTTGGTTGTAGTGTTACTGACACTGTAACAAAATCTACTACTTTTCTTTTGAATAATGATAAAAATTCTACAACAGCAAAGAATAAAAAGGCGCAAGACCTTGGTATTCCTATCTATACAGAAGAAGAAGTGTATGAAAAATATAATTTGACATAATTATAAAATTATGTTATAATTATTATAGAAAATGAGAAAAGAAATAAATTAAGTCATAAAGAAAATATTTGATAACAAATAAAATTTATGATATAATTTATATATAAGAAATAAAAAAGTTTTTAATTGTATCGTAAAGAAAATATTTGACAAAAAATAAAATTTATGATATAATTTATATACAATAAAAAACAAAATAAAATTTTTAAGGAGAGATTTATTATGGCAAAGACAAGTGCAAAGGCAATCGAGATTTATGAGTATGTGAAGGCTCACGAGGCAGAGAATATTACTGCGGCAGACATCGCAGAGGCAACTGGCTACGATGTAAAGGTAGTCAATGGTACTATCACTGGTGCATTTTCTAAGAAGGGCTTCATGGAGAGAGTTCCCGCAGAGATAGAGCTTTCTGATGGTTCTCATAAGCCTATCAAGCTGATTAAGCTCACTGAGGCTGGTAAGTCTTGGGTTCCTGTTACTGAGGACTAATAACTAAGGCGGCAACGCCTTTACATAAGAAGAAAGGGAGAAAAAGAACCTAATGAATAATTAGCGGACTTTTCTCCCGCTTTTTATTAATAAGTAATATGACAATATTTTTAATAATTATAAGTTTAGTCTTATGCGGATTTCTTATTTACACTTATTCTTTATCAAATCAAGAGAAGATAAAAGCTAAAAAATTTGAAGAATAGTTAAATGTCGCTTTAAAATAGCAGGCTATTTGTTAGAAAAATTATGAATAGCAGAAATTTTTAAGTGCGGGCTATGAGCATACGATAGAACTATTAAGATAGAATATTATTGAAGAGTATACTTCCGAAGAAGCGAAACTTCAACAAGAATTAGAAACTTTAAAATATGAATTAGAGAATACTAATTAGTTATATGATTAGGCTTTTCATAGATTACAAGAAACAGAAATGAAAGCGGATGCTGTTCAGTGTCAAATGGAAGCACGAGTTGCCGCATTACAGAGAGAACAAAAGATAAAAGATAATCTTTCTGACTATTGCTTGCAAGTTTCAAATGCGGACTTACAAGATATTGAGACATTAGAAAAAATTAAATCAAAACTTAACAAACCCCGCATTTTATGTATGTTAATTTGGTAGACATATTTTTAGAAGCAATTAACCACTTTAAGCAATAAAATCCTTGGAAGCAAGGTTGTCTGTGGTATCTATAAGATAACAAATCAGCTTGATAATCAGTGCTATATTGGTTAGAGTACGAATATCAAGGATAGATGGGCTGATCATGTTAAGTGTGGATTAGGGATAGACACCCCCGCAGGAAATAAACTTTATGATGCAATGCAGAGAGACGGAGTTTGGAATTTCTCTTTTGAATTATTAGAAGAATGTTCAAGAGATATGCTAAATCAAAAGGAGAGAGAATATATTTCAATATATGATTCATATAATTTGGGATATAATAGCACTTCTGGTAATAAAACCATTAATCTGATAATAAGAAAATAATTGATTTTTATTATAAAATATGTTATAATATATATAGAAAATGAAAAAGGATGGTACTTTAACAATGGATAAGATATTTAGAGAGATTGATATAATTGATAATATTTTTAATTGCAAGAGAGATAATGTTGATGTTGCAACAGTAATGGATTTGTCTGCATCTCTTAACCGAGAAATTCATATTCCTGAAGTTCTTGAGGGATGCGGCGGAGAGGTTGACCTTGCTGTTCGTTACTGGAACAGACTTGATGAAGAGAAGAGAATACCCGTTGAAGAGAGACAGCCGATTCTTTTCTATATAGATTGCTCTGGTGGTAATCTTACGGATGCTTTTATGATTTCTGATACTATTAAGCAGTCTAAGACTCCTGTTTATACAATTGTTACAGGCGCCGCGCTTAGTGGAGGATTTATAATCGCTATTTCTGGTCATAAGAGAATAGCTTATCCTCATGCTTCGTTTCTTTTCCATGAGGGCAGCGGAGGTTTCGGTGGAGATGCCAATAAGTTTGCTAATTTTGCTCTTTTTTATAAGAAGCAGCTTGAGCAGATGAAGGATATTATTCTTAATCAGACTTCTATAACAGAAGAGAAGTATAAGGAAATAAAGAATGATGACTATTGGATGACTGCGGATGAAGCGCTTGAACTTGGTGTAATTGATGAAATTTATGGGAGTGATACAGTAATATGAAGATAATTGAACCTTCTGTTGAGATTATTGATTGTCCCGCATGGTAGGAAATGTTTGAACGCATTGAGAAGTGCGGAAGAACTTGTTATAAGAGTGAAAAGAGCGTTACTCCTGAAAGTGCAGAAAAGTTTATCAGACAGATTATTAAGAGTGGGCATGAAAGTGTTCTGGAGCATGAAAAGATAACAGTTAAAGTAGTGTGTGACAGGGGAGTCACTCATGAAATTGTAAGACATAGACTTGCAAGCTATTCTCAGGAAAGTACAAGATATTGCAATTATGCTAATGATAAGTTTGGGGCAGAACTTACTTTTATTAAACCGATTTTTTGGGATGAAGATAGCGTTCCTTTTCATGAATGGGTAGCTATGATGGAAGATATAGAAGAAATTTATCTCCGCCTTATAGCGTATGGAGTAAAGCCAGAAGAAGCAAGGTCTATCCTTCCTAATTCCCTAAAGACAGAAATCGTAATAACAATGAATCTTAGAGAGTGGAGACATTTCTTTAAGATGAGACTTTCAAAGCGGGCGCATCCGCAGATGAGAGAAGTAGCTAATCTTATTTGGGAGACACTGAAAGAGAGAGTTCCTATTGTTTTTGATGAAATTCAAACACAGGAAACCTGATTTGATTTCTAAGAAAATTTATGGTATAATAATATTATGACAAAGAAAAAGAAAATATTTCTAAGTGAATTTTGGGGTTTGGTTCATGCTGCTCAAGAGAATGGAGAAGAGCCGCCCTTTTCAGAAGAGTCTATTTCTTTTGTTGAAGAAACTCTTATGGAAGAGCCAATATTGACAGATGCGGCAAGAGCAATTCTGTATTATTTGCAAATAAAAGAAAAAGAAAATAATAATTTTACATTAGCTTCTGATTGCGCAAGATTTTTACATACAACTGGTTATAGTTTAATTCCCTCTTTTAAAATTCTTGCTCGTTACGGACTTATTACTCATTCTTATGTTGGACATGATGAAATAAGCGGATACAGTTTAACAGATAAGGGAAGAAAATTTGAGCCATTAGGAAAAACAAAAAATATAAATGATATAATTTTAAGTATTATAGATTAAAGGAGATATATAATTATGAAGAAGCATTTTATTAACGAAGCAAGAATTGAAGGATATGTTTATCAGCATACTCTTCAGGAAAAGACGGTGCAGAACACAGCTTCCGCAAATTTTGGTAAGCCTTTTATAAATGGTTCTGTGTTTGTAGCAACTGATGAAGATGGTCTTAATGTTGTAGAAGTACATTATTCTTATGTACCGCCCGTAACAACTAAGGAAAAGGCAAATCCCAATTATAAGGCTCTCAAGAGGATCATGGAAGGCCCGACATGGATAGAAAATGGCAAGGATGAAGCTACTAAGGTTATCCTTCAGCCCTCTGTTGCTATAAATGATTTTTATGACCCCGAAGGAACTCTGGTTAGCGCAAAGAGACTGGAAGGCGGATTCGTTACAATATGTGAAGGTCTTGTAGAACTGAATCCTAAGCTGGAAGATAGAAATAAGTTCATTGTTGATATGGTAATTACTTCTGTTAAGTTGGTCGAGGCGGATGAAGAGAAGGGGTATGCTGAATATGCAGAAGTAAGAGGTTGTATTTTTGACTTCAAGGGAGCACTTTTCCCTCTGGATATCCGCATGAGAAATTCTGATGGCATAAACTGGCTGCTTAATCTGGACATTTCTCCGCAGAACCCTTATTTCCTCAAGCTGTGGGGTAAGGTAGTTTCTGAAACAGTTACAATAGAGACGACAGAAGAATCTCCTTTTGGTGAGCCTCTTGTTAGGACAGTTCAAAGAAGTCATAAGGAATGGGTTATGACTGGTTGTAATCCTGATACAGAGCCTTTCGGTGAGGATAGCACAATCAATAAGGAAGAGCTTGATGCAAAGGTTCAGGAAAGAAATGTATATCTTGCTACTGTAAAGAAGAAATCTGATGAGTATCGTGCTCAGAAGAACAGTGGCAATAAGACTGTGGCATCTGTTCCCGCATCTTCTCCTGATGGTTTTAATTTTTGATTGAAAGAGGAGGAATAAATTATGGCTATTAATTTACTTACTCTTGAGCCTCATAAAGTATCCAGAGATCTCTCTGGATACATAACTTACGTGTATGGTGCGCCTAAGGTTGGAAAAACAACACTTGGTTCGCAGATGCCATCTCCCCTCCTCCTTGCTTTCGAGAAAGGCTACAATGCCATCCCCGGAATTATCGCCCAAGATGTTACTTCATGGGCAGAAGTAAAGATGGTTCTTCGTGAACTCAAGAAGCCAGAAGTAAGAGAAAAGTTCAAAACTCTAATAATAGATACCGTAGACCAGGCGGCAGCCTGCTGTGAAAAGTATGTTTGCTCACAATACGAGGCTGACAGTATAGCCGCGGTGGGAGCTTACGGCCAAGGCTGGAACATACTAAAGAAGGAGTTTGAAGACCCCTTCCGTCAGATGGCTCAGCTTGGCTATGCAGTAATGTTCATTTCTCATGAAAAGGAAGGAACATTTAAAAAGCAGGATGGAACAGAGTATTCGGTTATAAGACCTGCTATTACAAATACTTATAATGCAATCATAGAAAATATGGTTGATATATATGCAAGAATGTATACAAAGATTGAGAACGGACAGACAGCGGTAAAGCTCATGCTTCGTTCTCAGGATGGCTCCGTGACGTGCGGAGGCCGCTTTAAGTACATTCCTGCTGAAGTAGACGGAACTTACGATGCACTGGTTGCCGCTTTAAATACTGCTATTGACAGAGAAGCAGAAGAGAGAGGTAACAAGTATGTTACGGAGTCAAGAGAATCCTCTGTTATAAAGACAGAATATAATTATGACGAACTCAAGACTTCTATTAATAAGAAGATTGAAGAACTCACTCAGGGTCATGACGAAAATGACTTTAAGGAGAATATTGCTCCCCGTATAACTCAGATAGTTGAGCGTTATCTTGGTAAGGGTAAAAAGATTTCACAGACATCAAGAGAACAGGGCGAACAGCTATTCCTTATTAATACAGACTTGCAGGAAATAAATTAACTGCTTGGGGCGAACTCTATCGTAAGTTCAAAATTAAAAATAGGTTTATAACTTTTCAAGCGGGCATTTTGTCCGCTTGACTTTTTATATAAAATATGTTATAATATTAATAGGAAAAAGAATGGAGTTGATATAATGGCTCACATGGTTAAATGTCTGTACTGCGGAGAACATTTCGATGCAGATAAAATAGCTTTTATAAAAATTGGTAGACGATATGCTCATGAAGAATGTGGCAATAGACAGAATACGGAATCTACAAAGAACGGTATTTATCAATTACAGCAAAATAAAGAGCAAGATGTAGATGAGAAGCGTATTTTTTTTGATTGCATTAATGAAACTTGTAAAGGTCGCTGTGAAGTTGATTGGGCAATGATAACAAAAGAATATAAAAGACTTGAAAAAGCGGGATACTCAATTAACAGTTTAACAAAAACATTTTATTATGTGTATGAAATTATCCGACAGCCGCTTCCCGAAAAATTAAACAATTTGTTTTTAGTAGAAAAATATTATGAAAATGCGAAAGAATATTATAAAAATGTTTTTCTTATAAATAAAGCAAATAAGACAAAAGCAAAAGCAGATTATGAAACAGATATGATTGAAACTTCAATCGTATCTTATACTAAACCACTAAAATTTTTTGATATAGGAGAATAATATGATAAGATATGTTGATATACCCTCTATTATGCAAGTTATTGGAGGGGTCTTTATAGATAATTCTCTTTTGGATAATGATAAATATGTTTTTTCAGAAGATGATTTTACAGAAGAATTTCATAAGATTCTCTTTGGCTCTATCTATAATATTCATCTTTTGGGTGGAGAAAAAATAGATATTACTTCAATAGAGCATTATATAGAACAAAGACCAAAGGCTTATGGAATATATAATGCAAACAAAGGAAGAGAATATTTACAGAGGCTGGCGGAAATCACCCAACTTTCAACTTTTGATTATTATTATCAGAGGATGAAAAAGATGACCCTCTTCCGCAGTTATCAAAAGATTGGAATGGATGTCTCTTGGTTATATAATCCAGACGATGTTCTAAATATAAAGAAGAAGCAGTCTCAAGAAGATTGGTTAGATAGTACTTCTCTTGAAGAAATTGCGGATATCATTAATGATAGAATTGAAGATATTCGTCAGAAATATGCGGAATGTGGCGCGGATAATACTGTTCAAGCAGGCGCGGATATAGATAATTTTCTTGAAGATTTAAAGAAGAATCCTGAATACGGGTATCCGCTTTATGGGCCTCTTATTAACACAATAACGAGAGGAGCAAGATTGAAGAAAGTATATCTGCGGTCTGCTGTAACGGGTCTTGGAAAGGCTCTTGATAATGAAACAGTTCTTCCTACTCCAAATGGTTTTTGTCAAGTCAAAGACATTAAAGTAGGAGATAAACTATTTGGCGCAGACGGAAAGCCTACTACTGTCATTGGCGTATTCCCGCAGCCTGAGCCGAAGCAAGTCTATATTGTTCGTCTTGTTGATGGTAGAGAAATAAGATGTTGTGAAGATCATTTATGGCAAGTAAAAATTTTAACGAGAGGAACATCTCGTTGGATAATTAAAACTACAAAAGAAATTTTTGAAGAAGAGCAAACGTCTGACACACCTTTCTGTTTTATCGACCAAAAAGGTTATACACGTCCAAAATGGGGAATACCTCAAAACAAACCAGTGGAATATGAATACAGAGAATTGAATAGAGATATTGAAGATTATGCACAAGAAGCATATGGATTTAATACGATGATACCAGAAGAGATAATGTTTAATACTTCCGAAATTAGATTTAAATTTGCGAAAGAATATTTAAGAGGTAGAAAACATTTGGTATATTTAGAAGAAAATTCATATTGGTGCTATGTAAGTTTTTTCAGAGGATTGGGATATACTGTTCATACTTCTGAAATATATGATGAAGAAGAAGAGAGATTTGTTTATGTCTTGAAGATTCCAGGGAACACTTCTAAAGTTCATTGCGCTATACAGAAAATAATAAAAACAAATGAATATGCGGAAATGACTTGCTTTACTGTTGATAATAAAGATTCTCTATTTTTATGCGGCGACCATGTTGTAACACACAATACTCGTATGATGATTGCGGATGCTTGTAATTTCGCTTGCAAGAAAATTTATGATAAGGAAAAGCGGAGTTGGCAAGAGAAAGATTATCAAGTACCTACGCTTTTTATAGCAACAGAGCAAGATATAAGAGAAATTCAAACGATGTTAGTAGCTTTTGTTGCAGATGTTGATGAAGAGCATATTCTTACAGGTCAGTATGAAGATGAAGAATGGGATAGGGTAAAAGAAGCGGCAGACATAATTAAAAATGCTCCCTTATATGTAGAAGAATTACCAGACTTTTCAATGCAAGATATTGAAAAAATTATTAAGCGAAATATAAGAGAACATCAAATAAAAGCAACTTGTTTTGACTATCTGCATTCGAGTATGAAAATACTAAGCGAAGTTTCTGGTAAAGCAGGCGTTAAAGGTTTAAGAGAAGATAATGTATTATTCATGATTAGTGTGCGTTTGAAAGACCTTGCTAATCAATATAATATTTTTATCATGACCTCGACTCAGTTGAACAGTCAATATTTGGACGGAAAGCTTGACCAGAATTCCCTTCGAGGTTCAAAGGCTGTCGCGGATAAAGTCGATTTTGCGTCTATCCTTGTTAAGGCAACTAAGCAAGATTTGGAATATTTGCAATCTATAATAGAAATGGGTTTTCCCGCACCAGATATTAAAATGTCTATTTATAAGAACAGAAGAGGAAGATATAAAGATGTAATTTTATGGTGCCGTAGCCGCAGAGAGAGCTGCCGCATTATTCCTATGTTTATGACAGATTCAAATTATGAATGGATAGATATTAAAGATACTAATATAAAAATAAAGAGTGATGAAAATGTTTGATAAAGATGAAATAAAAAACAATCTAACAATAGAGCAAGTAGAAGCCTATGTTGCGGAACTCGGAGGGGAGCCGCAACAAGGCAGAGGTTGTTTAATGTGTAAAACAATTTGTCATCATGATGATGCAGATGCCGCAAGTCATAAATTATATTATTATCCGAACACTCATTTATTTAAATGTTTCACTCATTGTGAGCCTTCTTCTTTTGATATTTTTGATTTAACTCTAAAAGTCAAGAGTAGGAATAATCCTTCTTTTTCTTTTGGTAACGCTATTCAATATGTCGCTAATTATTTTAATATCAGTTCATTTTCTTTTGTGGGTGAAGACTTTCAATTACCAGATTGGAAAATTTTTGATAAGATAAAAGGAGAAGAAAGAACTTCTTATTCATCAGGTCAACTTGGTACTTATAAAGATGATATTCTGAAATATCTTCCGCAACCTTTAATACAAGATTGGCTTGATGAAGGAATATCAAAAGAAGTGATGGATGAGGCGGGCATTCGCTTTGACCCAGTTACAGATAGTATTATTATTCCGCATTATAATATAAACAATGAATTGATTGGAATAAGAAGAAGAACTCTAATAAAAGAAGAAGAAAAATATGGAAAATATCTTCCCGCAATTCTTAACGGAACCATGTACAATCATCCTTTGTCTTTTGCTTTATATAATTTAAATTTATCAAAAGAGAACATAAAGGTCGCGCAAGCCGCTGTTATCTATGAATCAGAAAAAAGTTGTTTAAAGCATAGAACTTTCTTTGGCGCGGATAATGATATAAGTGTAGCGTGTTGCGGAAGTAATTTGATTTTACACCAAGCAAATATATTAAAAGATTTGGGTGTTAAAGAGTTTATTATTGCTTTTGATAAACAATGGCAAAAAGTTGGAGATGAAGAATATCATATTTGGACTAAAAAGTTGATTGAAATTAATAACAAATATAAAGATGATTTTTTAGTGTCTTTTGTTTTTGATAAACAGAATGAATATTTAGGATATAAAGATAGTCCTATTGACAGAGGTGGCGAGGTATTTTTAAAATTATTTAAGGAGAGGATATATCTATGAAATATACATTATTAGGTAAAAATAGTTTATCATTATATGATATATTAGAAAATAGAAATATAACAAACCCATAGAAGTATTTAAATTTAACAGATGCAGTTATAAATAATTATGAACTATTGGGAATAGATAATCTTAAAAATGCGGCGACCACCTTACTTAATACGATACAGCAAGGTTAGAAAGCGGTAATCGTGGTTGACTGTGATGCTGATGGTTTTTGCTCCTCAGCATTGTTTGTCAACTATCTATGGCATTATTTCCCATCATGGGTAGAAAATAATCTTGATTTTTTCTTACATGAAGGCAAAGTTCACGGTCTTGCAGATTGCTATGAGAGTTTTATTGAAAAACGATATAATTTAATTATCTGTCCAGATAGTTCAAGTAATGATTATGAATATCATGAAGCCTTGGCTAAACATAATATCAAGGTTATTATTCTTGACCATCATGAAGCTGAAAAAGTAAGCCCTTGTAAGAATATCATAACAATTAATAATCAGCTTAGCGATTATCCAAATAAAGATTTTTGCGGCGGAGGTATTGTTTGGCAGTTCTGCCGCTTTCTGAACGACAAACTTTTTCATGATGATTATTATTTAAAATTTCTTGATATTGTAAGTTTAAGTTTAATTAGTGATATGATGAGTTTAACTTCGCCTGAGACTGCTTACCTTGTCAGAAAAGGTCTTGAAGAAAATAATCTCCATAATCCTTTTATTACTTATATAAGAGAGAAAAACTCTTATTCGATAGGGCCTGTATCAACTCCGATGGGATGGGCTTTCTATATTACTCCTTTTGTAAATGCAATTGTGCGAAGTGGCACAATGGAAGAGAAAGAATTAATTTTCAATTCTTTTATCGAATATAAAGCCTTTCAAGAAATCCCCTCTACCAAAAGAGGATGCAAAGGACAGCTTGAAAAACTTGTAGAATAGGCTGTTAGAACTGCTACAAATGTTAAAGCAAGATAGACAAAAGCTCAAGATGCGGGAATGGCATTAATTGAAAAGAAAATAGAATAGGAACATTTACTTGAACATAAAGTAATTTTATGTTTGTTAAATAAAGAAGATATCGCCCCAAGTTTAGCGGGTCTTTGCGCAAATAAGATCATGGCAAAATATCAAAGACCAGTTTGTGTATTAACAAAACGAGAAGAAAAAACACTACCTTGGGAAAATGAACAAGAGACAATTGTAAGCTATGCGGGAAGTGCGAGAGGATGCCCGCGAGTTGGAGCAGATAATTTTAGATAGATTAGTCAAGATTTTGATGGCACAATATATGCGCAAGGTCATACGTCAGCATTTGGCTTATCCTTAAAGGGAGAGGCAATTAATGAGTATCTTGCCTACACAGATGAAGCGTATAAGGACATTTCAGATGAAGCTGTTTATTATGCTGATTTTATTACGGATTATGGAAATTTATTAAGCGATAGTTTCATGCTCTCAAAAGAAATAATGGAAATAGGTAGTGCAGATGAACTTTGGGGTCAAGATGTTACCGAGCCATATATTGTAATAGAAAATGTCACTGTTACACCTGATATGGTTAATATTTATGAGAAAAAAGATATCACTTTAAAGTTACAGCTTACACATGATATTGCGGCAATGAAATTTAAAATATCAACAGAAGAATTAAAGTTATTTAGAGATATAGCGGCAACTGGCTCAATTACTATTACTATTGTTGGACAGTGTAGAATTAACACTTTTAATGGAACGACTTCCGCATAGATAGAAATAAAAGATTTTGATTTATTAGCTACTAAAAAGTATGATTTTTGATTTTATAAGAAAAATATGTTATAATAATAATAGAAAATAAAAAGTAGGAGTTAATAACATGGAACTTAATAGCGGACAGCAGAAAGCGTTAAAAATTATATTAGATAGATATGAAAGCGGAGCAAGGTTTGTTACCATAGCAGGGTATGCAGGTACAGGTAAATCATTCTTGGTCAGACACGCTATCCAAGAAATGGCAGCTCGATATGATATTGACCCCGAGACTGATATTATATATACTGCATATACTGGCAAGGCTTGTGAAGTGTTAGCAAAGCGAGGTAATAATCCAACCTCTACTTTGCATAAATTACTTTATTATTCAAAATTAAAGCCTAATGGAGACTATGAAAGAACAACCGTAGACTATTTGCCTTATAAAATAGTTGTTGTAGATGAAGTATCTATGGTTCCGCCTGAAATGATAAAAATATTGGCATCGTTTAATGTTTTTTGTATCTTTTTAGGAGATAGTTTTCAGATTCCTCCCGTATCAGAAGATTCAGACAATGGATTATTGAATAGTCCTCATTGTACTCTAACGCAAATCATGCGGCAAGAGGAAGGTGGAGAAGTTGTTCAAGTAGCTACAAAAGTAAGAAATATGGAAGCTGTTCCTTGTATGAATGGTGAGAACGTTATGATTTTGCCAAAAGATAGTTTAACAGACGGTATGCTTTTATGGGCGGATGTCATTATTTGTGGAACGAATAAGAAAAGACAAGAAATTAATCAAAGAATTAGATTACTTAAAAATTACGATGGAGACCTTGTACAAGGAGAAAAAATAGTGTGTCTTCATAATAATTGGCATAAGTTTAGCGATAAAGGAAGCTGTCTTATGAATGGTATGCAAGGTACAATTGTTTCAGAAGTAGAAGAATACGAGGAAAGAATACCGAGAAAAACAAGAACATCTGGTGTTATTCCAAAATATAAGTTTAATTTCCAAACAGATGAAGGAGAAATTTTTTATGGTTTAACCGCAGATAAAAATATGATGTTAAACGAAAAGGCTTCTTTATCTTCCAATCAAATTTATAGTATTGTACATAGCAATTATGCTTTCATTCTTCCAGAATATTTTACTTATGGAAATGCAATAACGTGTCATCGAGCGCAGGGGTCTCAGTGGGCTAAAGTTCTCGTAATTGAAGAAAAATTTCCATTTGATAAGACAGAACACGCAAGATGGGTTTATACAAGTCTGACAAGAACAACAGATAAAGTAGTGTGGATAAAATGTTAAATCTTAAAACTTCATATTTTTATTAGATTAGAAATTTTTCACCTTATATGATACCTGTGTCGGTTTGTATATCAGACCCCGCATGGTATCATAAAGAACGCGGCAATGCGTATATTTATAAGGATAAAAGAAACGTAGTGAACGGTCTCCGCTTTGAATATATGATTGTACAAAATAAAGTTTTACATAAATGTCCTTGTAAAATGGAAGAACCGATGGAATGTGATTTTTTACAAGAGTATTATAGAGAATTAAATAAATTAGATTTTGATTATATAAAAGAATAGCTAATTTTATTAACAGAATTTGAAAAAGAAAAACTGAAATTACAAGAAGACCCCGTAATTGTTTTTATGTTACACGAAGCATGGTATAACCCCTGTTCAGAAAGAAAAATAATACAGAAATATTTTAAAGAACATGGAATTGATTGTTCAGAATTAATATATCCAATATCGAAGGAGGAATAAAATTATATGCCCAGTCAGTATGATAACAAAGGCGGCTATGCAGGCTATAATAAAAATAATAAAGAGAGAGCGGCTCTTGATTATTATGCTACGCCAACAGAAGAAGTTACAAATATTTTAAATATTCTTAATCTTGATTTTGAAGCGGACGATATTATCCTCGAACCTTGTTGCGGCGGCGGTCACATGATAAGAGGTATTGAAGAATATTGTAAAATTAATAACGTATATCCTTCAATTGTTGGAACAGATATTAAAGATAGAAACCCTTCTGTCACCTTAACCAGTACCTCTTGTTATAGCGGAGAAGAATATGATTTTCTTCCTCCTGATTATCCGATAAAAGAAGCTGATTATATTATTATGAACCCTCCTTTTTCAACATTGGAATTTTTTGTAAGCAAAGGAATAAAGATGTCAAGAAAGGGCTTGCTTGTTTTTGGTAGGCTGCAATTTCTTGAATCAAAGACAAGATTTGAGAACATCTTTAAGGATACTCCACCTTCTAAAATATATGTATATGTTGATAGAATTGGTTGTATTAAGAATGGAGATCCAGATATCAAAGTACCAAAGATTCAAGCATATATGTGGGCATATTGGGACTTTCTACCTAGCGTGCCTTTCACTTCATTAAATTGGATTACAAGTGCCAATTATAAAGGGGCAAAGTAATTATGAAGTATATGGGAAGTAAAAGAAAATATTGGAAAGACATAGTTCCAATTATACAAAGATATATAAATGAACATAATATAGAAGTTTTTATAGACGCTTTTGTTGGTGCAGCAAATTTGTCAGAGCATATAATAGCCCCTATTAAAATAGGTAATGATTTAAGTTTTAGCTTAATAGGTTTGCATAAACAAGCACAAGCAGATTTTTCTAAAATACCAGCAGAAGGTAGCAGAGAAATGTGGGATAAATGCTATTCTGAATGGAAAAGGATTAATGCTTTGCCGCTGGAAGAGAGAAAAGAATCTGAGATACCTTTCTATGAAATTGGTGCAATTGAATGGTATGGGAGTTTTAGCGGAAGAGGCTTTCCGGGCGGATATGCAAAACCGAACGAAACAAGAAATCCTTATGTTTCAAGTAGAAATACTCACGAGAAAGAAGCTAAAACTTCTCTGTATCAAGATATAATTTTTACTTGCGGAGACTACCGTACAATACTTGAAAGATTCAAAGAATTATCTGATAAGAAAATCCTGTTTTATTTTGATAGTCCATATAAAGGGACAAAAGCCTATGGAATATCCCCGCATTTTAATTTTGAAGAGTATTATGATTATTTGAGAAAAATATCCCAAACTTATCCTTGCTTTATTTCAGAATAGGAAATGCCAGAAGACTTTCCTATTGTTTGGGAGAAAGCAGCAGAAAGAACTGTTGGCTTAGATAATCATTATCAAGCAACAGAGAAGCTCTTTCTATTAGAGCCTGCAATCAATTGAATAATTTATAAAAATATGTTATAATTATTATAGAAAGTAAAAATTATAGCATATTTTTATTTTGAAAGGGGATGGTTAAATGGCTACTCTGAAAAGAATGGAACTCCACTCTCATACAGAGTATTCTTAAAAAGCTAATCTTCGCATTGTGGATAGTATTAACAAGCCAGAGGCGCTAATAGACAGAGCAATAGAATTAGGCTTGGCGGGTATTGCAATAACAGACCACGAGAGTTTGTCTGGCAGCATCCGCATAAATAAATATGCTAAAAAAATCAGAGAAAAATATCCAGACTTTAAAATTGCAATTGGTGACGAAATTTATTTAGTAGATGAAAGACCTACTGATAAGCATTACCATTTCATATTAATTGCGAAAGATGCCGTTGGGCATAAGCAACTTCGTTATCTATCTTCTCTTGCATGGATGAACTCTTATTATGCGAAGGGTCTTGAAAGAGTAGATACTCTGAAATCCGATTTGGAGAAAGTAATAAAAGCAAATCCCGGTCATATTATGGCGTTTTCAGCGTGTCTCGGTTCAGAGATCGACCAAGCTATATTAAGATTGACAAAAGCAGAAAAAGTAGACGATGAAGAAGAGAGAAAGAAAGCTCATAATGATATTGTAAAAATGGTTCTTTGGTGCAAGGAATTGTTTGGAGAAGATTTCTACCTCGAATGTCAGCCCGCCTGTTCAAAAGAGCAGATTACTGTAAATAGAAGATTACTTTCAATTGCAGCTTGTTTTAATGTAAAGATGACAGTTTCTTGCGATGTTCATTATTTAAAGAAAGAAGATAGATATATTCATAAGGCTTTTCTGAATAGTAAACAAGGTGAAAGAGAAGTTGATGCTTTTTATGAGTATACATATCTTCAATCAAATGAAGAAATATATGAAAATTTAAAAGCCTGTGATTATGATGAATTATTTGTTAATCAGCTTTTTAATAATACGATGGAAGTGTGGAACAAAATTGAATTTTATGATTTTGAACACACTCAGCAAATCCCCTCAGTAGAAGTGCCGATTTATAACAAGCGGCAGCCGCCCGCAGAATTAATAGAAAAGAATGAATTATCAAGAATGTTTCAATCTGATGACGATGTAGAACGTTATTGGGTAAATTATTGTTGGGATAAGTTACAAGATTATTGCAAGAAAAAGAATAAAGATATCGTTCCTTATATTGATGAATTAGAAGAAGAAGCCGAAGTAAAAACAATAGTAGGAAAGAAACTTGATACAAATATGTTTTCTTATCCTGTCGTTTTACAACATTATATTGATTTAATTTGGGAGTGCGACAGTATTATTGGGGCAGGTCGTGGAAGTGCGTGTGCTGCTTTAAATCATTTCTTGCTTGGAATTACCCAGCTCGACCCATTGGACTGGTCTTTTCCGTTCTTCCGATACATGAATAGGGAAACAACCTCGCTTGGAGATATAGACATTGATGTACAACCGAGTCGAAGGCCCGCAATTATGAAAGCTATAAAAGAAGAGCGAAGTAAGAATATTAAATCTACATATGATGATAAAACGAAAACTGAGCTTGGTTGTACTTACGTAGCAACATTTGGAACAGAATCGAGCAAAAGTGCAATACTCACCGCCGCAAGAGGATATCGTTCAGAAGAATTTCCTGATGGAATTGATAGTGATATTAGTAAATATTTATCTTCTCTTATACCTTCTGATAGAGGTTTTGTAAGAACTTTATCTCAAGTCGTTTATGGAGATGAAGAAAAAGATTATAAGCCTATTGCTCCATTCGTTGCGGAAATCAGCCAATATCCTGGCTTATTAGAAATAGCTATGGGAATTGAAGGGCTAATATCAAGACGTGGTATTCACGCATCTGGTATTATTATGTTTGATGAAGATCCATATGCAAGATGTTGTTTTATGAAAGCCCCGAATGGGAGCATTACGACTCAGTTTGACCTCCATGATGCGGAATATATGGGCAATGTAAAGTATGACCTCCTTGTTACGGAAGTCTGCGATAGGTTAGGTCAGACTCTCAAGATTATGCAAGAGAAGGGAATTTTTGATAAAAATTTAACTTTAAGAGAATTATACAATCAAACCATTCATCCTGATGTTTTAAATATAGAAGATGAATCAGTATGGAAATCTATTCAAGAAGCAAATGTTTATGCTATGTTTCAGCTTGACTCAAATGTTGGCAGACAAGGGACAAAAGCAATCAAGCCTACTAATATGTGGGAATTGAGTAATACAAATGCTTTGATTAGACTGATGGCGGAAGAGGGTGAAGAACGCCCGATGGACAAGTATATCCGCTATCGTAAGAATCCAGTCTTTTGGGAAGCAGAAATGGATAAATATGAATTAACAGAAGAAGAAAAAGAAGCCGTGCGGAGACAGCTTGATAAATCTTCTGGGGTAGGTCTTTCTCAGGAACAGCTTATGAAGATTTTGATGAACGAGCATCTTTGTCATTTTAGTCTTGCTGAAGCCAATGCAGCGAGGAAAGTCGTTTCAAAGAAGAAGTTCAAAGAAATCGAGACTTTAAAAGAAAAAGTATTTAATCATGCCAGAAATGAAAAGCTTGGTCAATATATTTGGACTTCGGTTGTACAGCCTCAGCTTGGATATTCCTTTTCCGAGATACACTCGCTTAGTTATAGCTACATTGGTTATCAAACCGCATATATCTCAACCCACTGGAATCCTGTGTATTGGAACACGGCTTGCTTGATTGTCGATTCAGGCTCTCTCGATGCAGAAGAAGGAGAAAAAGAGAAGAATACAGACTATTCTAAAGTTGCTAAAGCAATAGGAATGATGAAATCTCAAGGAATAGAAGTTTCTTTGGTAGATATTAATAAATCTTCTTTCGGTTTTGAAGCAGATGACAAAAATAATAGAATATTGTTTGGTTTAAAAGGATTGTCAAAGATAAATGATGAGTCAGTAGAAAAAATAATAAGCGGAAGACCATATACAGGAATAATTGATTTTATGAACAGATGCCCACTTACAAAAACTGCAATGCTATCTTTAATAAAAGGTGGAGCATTTGATGAAGTCGATTATGAATGGGCTTCAAAAATAAATCCCGAGCCCCGCGTTGCAATTATGGCATATTACATTTCTATTGCTTGTGAGCCTAAAAAGAAATTAACAATGCAAAATGCGGCAGGTCTTATTAAAGCGGGATTCATACCAGATGATTTTGATGTTCAAAAAAGAGTCTTCGCTTTTAATAAGTATTTAAAGAATAATAAAAGTGGAGAATATTATATCTTAGATGCTCCATGTCAAAACTTTTATTCAAAGTATTTTGACCAAGATAAACTTGTTATAGATGAAAACCAGAATATAAAGATACTTCAAAAAGAGTGGGAAAAAATATATAAAACCGAAATGGAAAAAATCAAAGTATGGCTGATTCAAAATCATGACGAAGTTTTAAAGAAATATAATTTTCTTCTTTTTAAAGAAATGTGGAATAAGTATTGCGAGAATACGATTGCTGCATGGGAAATGGAAGCTTGCTGTTTCTATTCTCATCCGCATGAATTGCTTAATATAGACAGGGGAAAATATGGATTAAGCGATTTTTCTCAATTGCCGCAAGTCCCAGAGGTAGAATATTATTTTAAGAGAGGCGGAAGAGATATTCCTATCTATTGTCTTACAAGGATTGTAGGAACAATTTTGAATAAGGATGATGTTCGCTCGTCTATATCATTACTTACTCTTGACGGTGTTATTACAGTGAAATTTACGAAAGAATATTATGCAAATTATAAGAAGCGTATTTCTCAAGTAAATCCCGATGGAACAAAGACTGTTATTGAAGATGGTTGGTTCAAGAGAGGAAATAAAATAATGGTTACAGGTTTCCGCAGAGAGGATACTTTTGTAGCAAAGAGTTATACAAATACTCCTACACATCAATTGTATTTAATTACTTCTATTTCAAAAGACGGAACAACTATGGAACTTGAACATGAGAGAGCGGATGTATAATCCGCTTTCTTTTAGGAGGAATATTATATGACTAATTATCAAAAAATAATAGAAATGCTTTTAAAATATGGGACACCAGAGATAGAAGCAGAAGTTGTATCTTTAATTAGTGATTGCATTTTTAAATATTCAGGTATAGATAAAATAGAGTTAAGTGATGATACTATTTATAGATGCCCGTGGAAACATGCAATAGCGAAAATGGAAGAAGCTTTTCCTACGCCAGTTCTTTCAGAAGAAGAAAAAATTGAAATGCTAAATTTTCTTAAAGAAATGAAAGAAGAAAACTATCGTAATCTTTTTAGAAAATAAATGAAAATATTTTATGTTTGAAAAAAAATAAAAAATATGTTATAATATATATAGAGAATGAAAAAAGGAATGATTATATGAAAGATATATATAGATTTTTTGCGAAGTTAACAAAAGAAGCGTATGATATGTGGGACAATAATCAAAGAATAGCTTATATAGATTTTACAGAGGGCTTTTCGGGTAATAAAATATTTTATAATATGCGAAAATTGATACCTCTGTTAACGGTTTATTTACATCATTTTTCTAATGAAGTTCTTAAAGAGCCTGCAACTATTCAGCAAGTAGAGAGATTTTTACATTTTTATATTCCTGATAAAAAATGTTGGTATAATATTTCTTGTTATATGTATAATGATAGAACTGATTGGGATATATACAAAGGAGATAGTTGTTATTCAATGTCTGAAATATTTTCAATGTTGCTGAAGGTGAAGAAATGAGATATAAAATAAAAGACATTAAGGTAATAATTAATAATGAAGTTTATAAAGTAAATACTAAATTTCTTAATTTCCCTAAGAGTATTAGAAAAAGCATTATTAAAGATTTTGCTAATTTAATAGAGGAGAGATATAAGTGATAATAATGCATGGCGATTTGTTAGAGACTCCTTTTCAATTTATTGCACATCAAGTTAATTGTATGGGTGTTATGGGGGCGGGCCTTGCCAAGCAGATAGCTCAAAGATATCCTTTTATATATGCGGCATATAGAGATTATTGTGCAGACTGGGATTTTAGTGAAGAACTTTTAGGTAAGGCATTTGGAGTAGGTTGTAATGATGGGCATACTGGTCATATAATATATAATCTTTTTGGTCAATATAAATATGGCAGAGATAAAAAATATACAAATGAAGCAGCTTTAGAAGAAGCTCTTTGGAGAATGATAGATGATATAAGATTTGAATGGAGTCAGCAAGGTGATTCTGGTATAGGTCAAATCTGTATTGCAATCCCTTATAAGATAGGTTGCGGCTTAGGTGGCGGAAATTGGGAAGAAGTAAAAGCGATATTTGAAAATATTGAGAAAAGTCATAATGTGTTATTTGTAGCGTATGATATAAGGAGAGAAATTTTATGAAAGTTTATATAGATGATGCAAAGTTTACAGTCCCATTTAAAAACCTCATTCCTGGCGATTGCTTTACAGTTCCTGGCCAAGATAATAATTTGCTAATGAGAGTTGAAACTTATAATGACTATATTAATGCTGTTAATCTTAGAACAGGAGAGCTTCTGTATTTTAGATTAGATGACCAAATCTTTGAGGAAAAAGACTATGTAATATTGAAGGATGAGTGATAACTATGGCAATAGAAAGTAAAACTGAAAAAGAAGAATACTATCGAGATACGATGGTTAATCACCCCCCGCATTATACAGATGGCGGCATTGAGGTTATTGATTATATAAAAGCTAAGAATCTTGATTTTTGTCTTGGAAATGCCGTTAAATATATTTCAAGAGCGGGAAAGAAAAGCGATGCGGATATGACATAGGTTGAGAAAACTATACAAGATTTAGAGAAAGCTATTTATTATTGCAAGAAAGAAATCGAATGGCTTAACAATTCTGATTAATTTTATTGAATAAATTTTTAAGATAATTATAGGTATCCCCTAAAATAATTTATATAATGGAGGAATCATTTATGATTATTATTAAACGTGACGGAACAGAACAAGAGTTCGATAAAAACAAAATAGTTTCCGCAGTTCTCAAAGCGTTTTCCGCAGTTGACGGAAAAATTACAGAGTATGCAGAAAAGAAAGCGGAAAACATTGCATCTTTTATTGAAGACTTGTGTGAAACAGAAGATGTAGCTTTGGATGTTGAGACGATCCAGAACTATGTAGAACGGGGCTTAATGGCAACAAAAAGACGAGATGTAGCTAAGGCTTACGTTCTATATAGAAATGAAAGAAATCAATACAGAAATGCAAAAGAAAATTTATCTAAGAAATATGAACAACTTAATGCTCTCTTGAATGGAACGGATGAAGAGAGTAATAAAGAAAATTCAAACAAAGATACAAGAATTATTCCTACAATGAGAGATTATATTGCGGGATTTACTTGTAGAGAGTTAGCTAATGAATTTCTTTTGCCAAAAGATATATCTGAGGCTCATACTCAAGGTATTATTCATTTTCATGATAGCGATTATTCACCGACAATGCCGATGCACAATTGTGATCTAATAAATCTTGAAGATATGCTTCAAAATGGAACTGTTATTAGCGGAACCCTGATTGAGAAGCCTCATAAGTTTAGTACTGCTTGTACAATAGCTACACAGATTATTACTCAAGTTGCTTCTTCACAGTATGGCGGACAGAGTGTAAGCGTTGAACATCTTGCTCCTTTTGTAGAAGAGACAAGAAAATCTCTTAAAAAAGAATATCCAGAATTAAGTGAAGAGACAATAGAAAAAATGACAAGAAGAGACATAAAAGATGGTATTCAAACTATTCAATATCAGCTAATTACAATGTCCACTACGAATGGACAAGCTCCTTTTGTAAGTTTGTTTATGTATCTTGGTGAAGCAAAATCAGAAAAAGAAAAAGAAGATTTAGCTTTAATTATCGAAGAGATTTTAAAGCAGAGAATAGAAGGCGTAAAAAATCCTCAAGGAGAACCTATTACAACAGCTTTTCCTAAATTACTTTATGTTCTTGATGAAGAGAATATGAGAGATGGAAAGTATTATTATCTTACAATGCTTGCGGCAGAATGTTCTGCGAAGAGGCTTGTTCCAGATTATATTAGTGCAAAGAAGATGAGGGAGCTAAAGCAAGGTGACGTATACCCATGTATGGGATGTAGGTCGTTCCTACACGCCGACCCCATCAATCATAAGTATTATGGAAAATTTAATCAAGGTGTGGTTACAATAAATTTGCCTTATCTGGCTTGTCTTGCAAGAGAAGAATATCCAGATGATACAAACGAAAGAATGAAGTCTTTTTGGGGTTATTTATACAAGTATCTGAATCTTTGCTATGATGCCCTAATGATTAGGCATAACAGTTTAGTAGGAACAAAATCTGACGTTGCCCCAATTCTTTGGCAGCATGGAGCGTTAGCAAGATTAAAGCCCGGCGAAGAGATTACACCACTTCTTTATAATGGAAATTCATCTATTTCTCTTGGTTACGCAGGTCTTTGGGAATGTGTTTATGGTCTAATTGGGGAAGAACTAATTTCTGCGAATGGAAAAGATTTAGGCTTAGAAATTATGAAGTGCTTAAACAATGCTTGCGAGAAGTGGAAAAAAGAAACAAATATTTACTTTTCAGTATATGGATCTCCTATCGAAAGCACTACTTTTAAATTTGCCAAAGCACTACAAAAGAAATTTGGAATAATAGAAGGCGTTACAGATAAGAAATATGTAACAAATAGTTATCATATTACACCATCAAAAGAAATAGATGCATTTAGTAAGTTAAGTTTTGAATCTGAGTTTCAGGTGTTAAGTCCGGGAGGTGCGATCAGCTACGTAGAAGTGCCTAATATGACTAAAAATATTCCTGCAATGCTTGAAATTATTAAACATATATATAATACCATTCTTTATGCGGAAATAAATACTATGACTTCTTATTGTCAGGTTTGTGGGTGCAAAGACATAAAAATGCAAGATAATCTTGAATTTAAGTGCCCTCAGTGCGGAAACACTGATTTTAATAAGATGAATATAGCATTAAGAATATGCGGATATATCTCGACCAATCCTTTCAATGAAGGTCGTGCAGCAGATATTCATGATAGAGTATATCATGTCGGAATGGAATAATCAAGGTGAGATAATAATGGCAAGATATTCTAAAATAAAGACATATGATATTTCAAACGGAAGAGGTCTCCGCACTTCAATCTTCTTTAGTGGATGCCCAATTCATTGTAAAGGGTGTTTTAATCAAGAGCTGTGGAATCCTAATGTTGGACAAGAGTACACAGAAAAGACGTATCAAGAAATAAAGGATAGTATGAATGAACATATTGATGGCTTGTCTATCTTAGGAGGAGAACCGTTAAGTGATTATAATTTATCAACGGTAATAAAACTTTGTAAAGAATTTAATAAAGATTTTCCAACTAAATCCATATTTCTTTGGACTGGATATGAAATTGAAGATTTCACAGAACAACAGAAAGAAGTATTAAATTATATTCATGTTCTTGTATGCGGACCTTTCGTTGAAGAATTAAAAGATTTGAATTTAAAGATGAGAGGAAGCTCTAATCAAAGAGTGCTTCCTATTAGATACACAATATTTAAGGAGTGAAAGCAATGAGTGAGAATATAGAAATAGGTAATCTTTACGATTTAAATAAAGATATTATGAAGAAAGCGCCTCCTCTTACGTCAAAAGAAATAGAAGATAAGAAAATTGCTTTGCAGAACTTTTTCTCAAAAGAGAATGGATATTATTATATGCTGCTTTGTAACGAGCAGAAAGATTATACAGTATTTCATCTTTCTTTTTCAGCAATGGAAGGTATCCCGTCATTTGTTGCCGCCGCAGAAGAAGTAATAGAGTGTCTTAAAAATCGTGGTAAGATTTTGGCTATTGATTATATAGAAGAAACTGGCGCATATGAGTGTTGGATAAAGAGAAGCGGGCTTTGTTATATGTATGCGTTATTCCCCTATGATGCGGCAGTTATAGAGTGCTAAAGGAGAGCAAATATGAACATATATGTAAATATTAAGCCTTTTGAAAGACTCCAAGAAATTTTAATGGAAAATAATGGAGAAACTTTCCATCACTATGTTTTTCTTGAAGACATTCCCGCTACGATTTTAAATGATTATAAGCATAAGACACCTTCTGACTCTTGTACGATAAGGCTTATCGGTAATATTACTTTTAATCAAGAGTGCGAAAGAAAAATTAATGAATGTTTTATAAAAGAGTATGGCATAGCAGATTATATTCTTATTAAAGAAAAAGGAGAATAATTATGAGTAAGTATCTTATTAGTTCAGTTGATACATATAGAGTAGATAGCGAAATGGAAGCTAAGGAACTGATTGAAAAGGCAAAAGCAGATCCTATGTTTAATATAAAGAAGTACACAACAGAAAAAAGATGTACAAAGTCTAAAGGAGAAATTATTGATGAGTGGATAAGAATTTAGATCACTCGTGAATTTACTTCCGAGAAGGAACCCGACAGACAGGTTGAAATTAATTTTGAGGAGCTTTGATTTATGATAGAAGTAGATATGAATATGTGTACAGTACCAACTGTAAATTTTAAGAAGCTCACTCCCTTTGCAACGACTCCTACACGCGGGACTCCTGACTCCGCAGGACTTGACCTTTATGCGGCAGACACGATTGTTATTCCGCCTCGTAAGTGTGGGAAAATACCGACTGATATTGCAATGGAAATTCCCAGAGGCTATTTTGGCGGAATTTATTCAAGAAGCGGTGTTGCTACAAAACGCGGACTTCGTATTGCGCAGGGGACAGCTGTGATTGATGCCGATTACCGAGGTAATATAATCGTACCTCTCTTTAATGATTCCGATGAAGAGCAGATAGTTGAAAGAGGAGAACGTATTGCACAACTGATAATTCAACCTTATCTTGAAGTTAATCTTTCTCTTGTAGATGAACTCAATGATACAGAACGCGGCAACGGCGGATTCGGAAGTACCGGTACGTAATATAAAGGTGGTGATTTGATGAAAAAATTAAAAGGCTTTACTTTAATAGAATTAATGATTGTTATTGCTATAATTGGTATTTTAGCTTGTTTGTTAATTCCTGCAATGGCACAATATATTCGTAAAGCGCAAATCACCACCGATGTTACTAATGCAAAAGAGATATATGACGCTGCGCAATTCATTATGATGACAGATATGCAAGCATATAATGAAGTTATGGGAAATGGTCAAGATAGTCGCGGAGGCTTCCGACCAAGCGATGGCGGATGCTCAGATTTGATAGGCAAGGATAACCGAAAACGCTTGACAGTCGCAAAAATACAAGGCGCCCGCACGCAGTATGGCAATGATAATTACTGGATGTGGACTCTTGATCGTAATCATCATACAGATACTTTTTGTTACGATTTAAATTAGGCAATGGGATTTGTACCAAACAGAAAGCCTAATGTACATATGAAATGTAGATCTCATTCACAAATAGGTAATACAAATAGTAACAAGAATGGCGGTCGTAGTTCATCTACAATAAAAACCGATAGATATTTAATAGCTCGTGTTCAAGGTACTGATACAATAGAAATATGGGCTAGCAGTAGTTATGGTGCAGGCGGAGGTCAATATGGACTATTTAGACTTTGGCCTTCTCCAGATATAGAATATCAAGTTTAAACCACTCTTTTGAGTGGTTTTTTCTTTATCTTGCCAATGGGGCGCTTACGCTCGTCAAACCAAAATCAAAAAATGCTCTACAACTTTTTTTAATCAAAACTTGACATATTAAAAAATTTTTGGTATAATAAAGAAAAAGGAGTTGAGAGCATGATTATCATGTCAATAGATGCAAGTACAAAATCAACTGGAATAGCTATCTTTAATGAAGATAGTCTTATATATAAAGACTGCTTAACTGCAACCGCATCATGGTCTTTATTAAAAAGGATAGTGGCAATAGTTAACAAAATAAAAGATGTATTAGATAAATATAAGGTTGATAAAATTATTTTGGAAGAGGTGCGTCCCGAAGCGGCAGCCGCGAATATAAAAACATGGAGAGCTTTAATGTGGTTACAAGCCGCAATAAATTTAATGCTCTATGAAGAATATCCAACGATAGATGTAGATTATCTTTATCCCAGTGAATGGCGGAAATATTGCAAAATAAAATAGGGCAGAGGAACCAAAAGAGAAGAATTAAAAGCGGCAGATATTGAATGGGCATAGAAATAGTTCAATGTAGAAAATATAAATGACGATATTGCGGATGCTATTGGAATTGGTTATGGATATTTAAAGCAAAAAGAAGAAAAATCGCATGAATTAAATTGGGAATAAAAAAGCGGAGACAATTAGTCTCCGCTTTCTTCATACATAAATAAAGCCTTCTCTGCACTATCTTCCCCTGCGGATATACTTACAACTTCTGTAACATCTATTTTATCAAACATTTCATAGATACAAGTTGCTCCTACTTTTAGAACTTCTGTACTATCTGTTTTATTTATATAAATGTCCATTGGATAAGGTGTTTCAATAGAGAGTCTTTCTAAAGAATTTATACTTTCTAAGCTAAGAGTATGCGCAAACCTGCTTTTTATTTTCCCCATTTTCTTTCCTCCTTAATTTACAACATAGTGATAATCTACAATAACCGTAGCGGAAGAAGGAATGGATAAAGAAGTAACTGGCATCTCTATTTCAAAAGTACCCGAATTGCCAATTATAATTTGCTAACCATTAAGGATTATCGCAGTTCCCGCCTGCGCAGTAATTCCAATATGGTCAGTCGTAGAAGGTAAATCAACAGTAAGATAATCCGAAGAATCTTCTTTAAGATGATAATATTGACCAAAAGGCGGTATAAGCATAAAAATCCTCCTCATATTTTAGATAATGCTTTTGTTGCATTAATTGTCATTGTGCTTCCTAAGCCAAGAGACAAATTGATAGATTTTATTAAGAACAAGTCATTAATATTTGTCTTATCATCTTTTACTTTTATCAAAGTGTTTGGCTCAAGGTGATAGATAGGCACTGTGGTTAAGCTGATCGTCTCATTGAAACAAGTATACTAATAAAGCAAGTCTTTTGCCGCAACGTCTGCGCCATTGGGAGTTGATTTCATTGACAAGGAAGGATAATCTTCACGAGAAATAAGCACATAATGATTAGTTGTCTCTTTACATATGTCAATTTGGTCTTCCTAATCTTCTCTACTATAATATAAATCTTTCGCTGCGGCAATCACAGCGTTGCTCAATGCTCCCATAAAGTCGTCTCTTGATTTATAAGGTGTCCACTAAGAAAGGACGCTATCAGGATTATCTGAACTAAGTAAAAATGTCCATACATCATCTTTTTTATTAACGTATTTTCCATTAGTATAATCCTCGGCATATGATTGAATAGTATCTATTGTTGTTCCCATAACAGTATTGAAATACGAATCTAAATCTTGTAAATTCGTTATCGTAACTCCGCTACCTGTCATATGACTATAAATAGCATTACGGAAATTAGTACAAGGAGAAATAAGCGCAACATCAGGAGTAACAGGTTCAAAAAGACAATTTATACTATCGTTAGTTAAGACTTTTGTTCGACGACCAATTTCAGAGACACTGTATTTTCCTATGTCCGAAGTAGTATCAATAAAATCCAAGAAATAATTTAAAGTTTCAGGCTTGTCTCGAATTTCTTCCTTATAATGTCCTTCTTCAATATTATATATCTGAGGCCAGAAGGCTGACAATTCAGAAAAATAATATCCAGGCTCGGTGCCATTCTCATATGCAAGCTCACCCTAAAAGAATAACTCTGTTCTCCAGTCTCTTGCTTCTAAGATATTTCCGCTTGTATTAATGTTATCTTCTGTGATTTGCATTAAATCTTTGTAAATTATGTCTCCATAAGCATCCTCAGAAGCCTCTCCAATATATTTTCCGCCGAAAGGAGGCTTTTTGTCAATAGCTAAATGATAGCGGATAGCTATACTTTCTCCTGTACTGGTCTTCCTTTTCCCTTGAATAATGAAATCATTTTTAATATTGTCATAGTTAGGGCTATTCGATATTGCAACGATTTTAGTTCTGTCAGAAAAATCATAAGCTACTTTTCCTCTTGTTCTATCTACAATATAGCTACTATTGTTATCTGTTACATCTCTATCATAATAATATACCGTATCTGATATGTAACTTCCTTGCTCTCCAGGCTCGTAATTAATTTGAGTCATCAGGTTACTACTTAAAGAAGTATTTAAATAATTTTTCACTTCCTAAAATCTAAAGTTACCAAGAGTATCATAAAAATATTCATAGTTTCCTAAAGCATCTCGAACTTTATCTAAGACTGTCGTTACTGCGGAGCCCGCCTCCCCTGTTAAAGTTCCAGGGTAAGTAAAGTCTGTAATCTCATATCCAACTGTGTTTAAATTTGAATAAGGTTTATAAGCGCCCCAATCAGTAGGAGGAGATGAGGAGATGGCATATCTTACTTGTAAAGTATCTGTCGAGTTTAAATCATCTGTACTAAGATAGAAGTATTTCGTTTCTTCTTCATCTATTGCTATTGCGGTTTCGCCAGTTTCAGTAGTGGTCATTGAATAAGAATAAGGCTGAGAAGTATCTGTATAAGTTTGTGTCCATGTTATGACTTTTTTACTTGTCTAAAGTAAATCCCCGATTAAAATTTTACCAAGCTGCTCTCCGCCCCAATGGTTAACAGCTTCCATAATAATTTGATACATAGTTACTTCTTTATCGACAGTATCTTTAAGTCGTTCATCATACAATCTTTTTGTACTAAAATCAACCGTTGCGGGAAGTACACCGCCAAGCGTACCATTAAGTAAGCCCATCTTATCTACTAAATTTAAAGATACTGTATAATTATCCAAAGAGTGAGAAATAGAGCAACCTGTAATACAAAATTCTCCTTGCGGGAACCAGATATAAGGATATTCTTCTTGTGTATAAACAGTCTCTGTAACTTGCTCGTTCTTCACGCCTATCAAAAGAAGAAGTCTCTTGTTCAAAGCAAATTTTGCTGTTAAATCGTTGTAGCCAACAGACTGATTAATTGGACAGAAAGTAATTGAGCCAGTCCTTCTTAAACTTGAACTTCCATCAATATTAATATTTCCATCTACTATCAAGCCTTGAACTTCCTCTATCTCTCTATCATACTAATCTAAAAGAATACATTTTATTTTTGTCCTCTGCACTCTCTAATCGTCAATCTTTTTTAAAAATCCGTTATCTAATAGGTATGGATATTCGTATAGTAAGCTCATTTCTCACACCCCTTTCTTGTATAAATGAAGATGTATTTCTGTGGGAACTTCTTCAACACTCGTTTCTTCATCCGTGACTTCATCAATATCTATGACACCTAAAAATCTTAAATCAGTTACTTTTTCCTCAAGAGAGCAAAGTTCAGTCCATCCGATTGTTATCTATTCTTCATTTACAAGAAACTGACTACCTTTTCTACTCTCTATTTCAACTTTATCATAACTTTCTCCTTGCGGCAACAGATTAGTATTTAGAGTAAGGCTTTCCGCGGGAACTACTAAATCGAAACAAGAAGTATAAGGATTTGAAGAAAGAGATGATGGAAAATCTACATCTGTTATTTCTGCATCTGACTTCTTTTCAAACTTTGCTTTATATTTAATATCAACATCATCTTCTTTAAAGAAAGTTAAAGAAGTTATTTCAAAAAGAGAGTCAGATTCAAGGTGATATTTGCATTGTTCTCCAACAAGCACTCTTTCTCCATTTAAATAAAAATAATATCCATAAAAAACCGCATTTTCTTCATCTATATTAAAATTTTCATTAAAGTAATGAGGCGCAACATAAGAAGTATTAAAAGTAATGTCTAACATATAAAACCCCATTAATTTTACTTCTTCGGTAGTCCAGTGTTTAGTTATAATTGTAGCTATGACATTTTCATTAGGATGCTTCATATCAGACCCACCTCTGTTACATATGCGGTATAGGTGTAAACATGGGCGCCGCTGCCTTCTTCTTCTGTATAAGCCAAATATTGTATATTATATTTATTATAGTTATCAACAGTGCAATCATCCAATTCAACAGCAGTACAAGTAAAGTCATAAACTAAATTATCCAATTCTGTTTTTGGAGTGAAAGTCATATCTGTAAGTCTAACTAAAACGTTTCCCTCTGCCGCAGTTTTTAAGAGGAAAGAGTTGCCACTTTGTAAGAAAGACATAACAGCTTTTCTATATTCTCTTTCAAGAGTAATATCATTAAGATTATTAATTCTGTTCTTACCATTAAAAGTAGTATAATTATCAAGAACTCTGTCATACTTAAATAACTGTTCTTTTGTGCGGAAACCCTTGTTTACATTTACTGAAACAAGATTATTGTTTTCTATAACCGTAGATTCTTTATCAAAGCAGTCTTTAGAAAAAACTAACTCTTCATTATTGTCATTATATGATATTGTTCCACTTAAAGAGAGGGTTCTATAATTAACTATATCATTTCTATAAAAGTAGGGAAACTGAGAGCCAATTGTCTCTATTTGAGCTTCTCGAATATTATTACTATAACTCGTTACAGACTCTCCAAAAGAAATCGCTAAATGACCAAAAGCATTAGATAAAAACATTCCATCGTAGAAAGGAAATAAAGTTTTTGGATCTTGCTCTTCCTCTCCTGCCTCTTTCATACTTCCATCTTCTTGAACAATATAAACGCTACTTCTTGAGCCAGTAGCATTTTCAATAGCCTATAAGCCATACCAATACTGAATCCCGCTTTCCGTAGTTACATCCTAAGTATTGATTATATGAGCGCCTTCTTCTAAAACTATAATATTTAATTCTTCCCATTCTGAAAAATTCGTTGTGCTGTCTGTTCTTATAACAGCAAAAGAACAATCATATTCTTCTCCGTCACCAATAACGACCGGTTTAAATTCCTCCGTTGTACTAACCGTTAAATCTACCTATCCTCTTGGATCGTCTTCTGAACAAGAGAGAAGAATGTTAGAGAAAGAGCCTTCTAACGGTTCAACGTTCGCTGTAAAATGTAGAGTTCCGCTCCATCCATTACGAGTCTCCGCATAAATAGAAATTGAATAGTTAGCCTTATCAAGCATCTTTTTGATTTTATAAGAAAAAGAATTATCAATATTCTAAGTGCTTAAAGAAATATCTCCAGAATCATCAATAAGCTCTCCTGAAAGAGTAGTTGTTTTAACTCTGATTTTCTTTAAAGTCTCTGGCTCTAAGCCATCTTCAGGAATAGTTAATCTACCTATAATATTAATAAGAGGAGTTCCGAAAGTTAGTATACTATTTTCTGTAATAGGCTAAGAATTGATAACCCATTCTGGAGAATAAATACTTTTAACAAGTACTACTGTTGACCATTCAGATACAAAGTTGTTTTCTTCTAACCAATCTATACATTCTCTCTTTCGCGGCATTACCTAACGTAAAAGAGTTAACGGATTTTCTTGGCTTCCAGAAGTTTTTGCACTGTTTGCCGCATTTTTATATAAGTCTGATAAATATTTAATCGCCATATCTTTAAAGCCATATGCGTCTTTATGAAGAGTGCAGTTTTCCTATGAAGATTCTTCTTTTTCTATCAGAACATTGTGAGTAAAAATATCCTCTAAAGAATCATCATAAGTCCAAGAAGGTACGCTATTGTAATAAACAGGGTCTTTGGTAAGCCTTGCTTGAACTCTATAATATTGCCCAGGCATCCACTATCCTGCATCAAGCTGTCGTGCGGCAATAGCATAAGAAAAAAGATTGTAATTATACTTTCCTTTTCCCATTTTTGTATCTCTAAAGACAATCTAATGATAACTTATTTCTTCCGAAGCAAACTATCTTGCTAATATAGTAGTATTATTCCTTACTGTGTTGGCAATAGATTGGATAGAATAAGTTGACTTATAATATCCTTTTTCATCTACTTCCCGCGGGTCATTCTCTCTCGCGCTGTAATAATAATATTTATTATCTCCGTTTGAACTGCTCCTCTATTGAAAAGGTGACAAATCAAAATAAAAGCGTGCGTTCTGTTTGACTCCGTCTATTTCTGTTTCAAATACGGGTATCATCGTATCGACAATAGGCGGATATAGTGGTTCTCTATTTGCCATTCCTTCTCCCTCCTTTATCTCTTTAACATATTATTCCGCTCTATGCGGCAATGCTCTTAATTCCTCCATTAATTTTAAAATAAAAGAATTGCCGCCTTCTTCCGTATAATGCGTAAATCTTTTTTCTAATATTTCTAATGAATAGTCATCTATCCATCCCTATTCTCTTACATAAAACTTATATTCTTTTGTTATAAAAGATTTAATAGCATCCCTATCAGACTCCTTCAAGATTCTTACAGCATCCTTTAAATCATTTAATTCGGCTAAAATCATTTCCTATTTATCTAAAATGGAACTGATTTTTTCATTCTGTTGAAGTTCTGCATTCTTTTCTTTCTCTTGCTTTTTGAAGTGGGCGCCCGTCCTGTCCATCAACCAATCAAAGAAAGAAAATGCTCCTCTTATTGAAGTAGCTAATAAAACAATAAAAAGAACTATCTAAGAGACAGAAAACTATTCAAATAACTTTTCCATTTTCTATCTTTACCCCCTAAAATTAAATATCTGTCCAAATAAGGCGACCTGCACCACCTTTGAAAGTTGCAACTTTTTCTAAACCTGATAATGTTCTTCTGTATAGTCCACTATCTTCTTCACAAGATACATATTTCCCATAATCTATCTATAATAATGAACTTGTCATTTCTTCAATAGTAAGAAAATCACGAACAATTTCGACTCCCGCACCTCTACGTCCTCCATAGAAAGAACTCATAAAAGCACCTCCTTAAAAATCGAATCCTTCTAAGCTAATAACACTTCCATCTGGTTTCTGAATTGCTATTGCTTCATCTTCATCATCATTTAAATGTATATAATAAGTTAAAATTGAACCATCTTTGTACTCTTCCGTTATAATATAATATTTTTGGTCTTCTGGCTTTGTCATCGTTGCTTTCATACAAGCGATAGTCTTTTCTCTTCCGACTGTTCTAATAATAACGTTATCTCTCTCTTGCCCATTCTAAGAGGAAAGTATCTAAACAGTTGAGCCAGTAGCTAAAAGACCCCATTCGTTATTATCATAAGCAACTATTTTTCCGCCATCCTCTAATTTAATTTCGTACTAATGATTTTTAGCATCCTTTACCCTTACAATTTTCCCTATTAAGGTTTTATTAAAATCAGCTTTTTCTATTTTTTTATCTGTAATATAGTCTACGACTTGAACAATAGCATCTGCCATTTCATCCGAAGTCATTTCATCAAAACTTTTCTTTTCTTTATCTACCTTAGGAGAACTTGTTCCAGGCTTTTTCTCATCTACTTTGTCCATACATAGACCTCCTTTAACTCCTTAATCTCTTAAATTCTTCAAAAAACAAACAATAGCATTAAACAAAAGCGGCAAGTTGTTACCTTGCCGCAATTATTTTACTTATTATCTGTCATTTCTGTTGCTGCTTTATTATAGAGTTTCTCAAATGCGGCAGCTATTTCATCTGCACGAGTTTTTCCATCAAAAGTAGCATCTATTTCAACAAGTTGTTTAAGTATTTGTTGACGGTCTGCTAACAGTTGTATAATTCCTGCTACACCTTGTGCAATACTTGCTTGCGCACCGCCCTGCTCTGCTGCAGCAGTCATTTTGTCAAAAATGCCATTAGCTATGTTAACAGCTCTCTCATGAGCTTTCTTTTCTTCTTCTTCCATCTAAGCGGCATTAGCAGCCCTGATTTCTTCTTTTGATACTTCGGAGGCTTCTTCTTCTTTCTTCTTTGTGCGGTCATATGCTCCTAAATCTGTTGAACGATGAGAGTATCCGAAGGCTCGAGGGTCTTTCTTTGCATTTCGAGAGTCTTTGTCATAGCTTCCTAATGTGGAGATATCTTGAATAGTGCTGATGCCTTCCATTGCTTCAATTTTGCTTCTTCCTCTGTCTCCATAGAGACTTTCGTCGTAATAAGCAATACCATCCTTCATCCAATAGTCAACAGTGCCACCATAGTCAACTGCAGGAACTGTTCCAGTCGAAGACCCTGCATCCGCATTCCCGAAATCAAGAGCACTGATTTCCTGTTCTCTCATCAAGAGACTCTCTTCATAAGCGTTTAAAGCCGCATCTATGAGCTACTGTAAAAGATCTTCTACTCCTTCAAGTTCTTCAAGGACTTTTTCCATTTGAGCGAGTTGGTTTAACATATTATCTACTTCAGAAGCAAGATAATCAGCCATTGTCTGTTGAATACCAATATCACTCTCAATATAGCTTTCAAGCATACTCTGAATACTTGCAGCTTCACTTTCTCTTTCTGCAGATGCCGCAACGGATTCTTCAATATCTTCTTGAGAAAAATCTCCAGAAGTATCTAATTTATCTTTATATAAATCAATGAAGCCTTCGTCTCCGCCCTTAGAATAGGTCTGCATATCTTCAAGAGATTGACTTAAATCTCCTCTGAGTTTTGTGATTAATCCATCTGCTCCAAAATATTCTTCCCACAGAGAATTTGCTTTTCCGCTCTTCTCTTCTGTCGTTAAGCTGTCATCTTTAAAGATAGACTCCATAAGAGAAGTAAACTTTGTTTGTAAAGAATCGATGGTATTACCTGTCTCTTTTACATTGTCACGAGCTAAATTGTAAAGCTCATTTTCAGCTTTCGCAACCTCAGCCTCCGCCTTTTTCGTCTCTTCTTCATCCGCAACATATTCATATCTATAATTACCTGCCGCGTCTCTTCTCAAGCGCATCTTAGATTTATTTTCTTTTGCTTCATCAAGAGCCATCTGCTTTAAAGTTAATTCATAAAGTTTATTTGCTCTCTCTATTTCATATTTACTTATTTCTTTTGTTGTATTTAATCTTTCATTTAATCTTTCATTAATTTCTTGCTGCACTTTAAGTAATTGTTCTGATGCGGCGGTATCCGTCATTTCCGCAAGAGAATCATTAATTTTTTGATTTAAAGCATTGATTTGATAAAGAGAATTAGTATAATTATAAAATGCTTTATCTTCGCCTTCTTGTAACTCATTCATCCAAGAATATTGTAAAGAAGTTCCTGATAATTCGTCTTGCGCCTTCTTAACTCTTTCAGTAATGCTATTAATAGTATTTTCAAATTTCTCATTAATAGAGTTCAGAGCAGTTTCAAAATATCCATAGCTTGAAGATGCGGCATCCTAAAATGCGGACATCCATTTTTGAGCAGCATCTTTATTCCCCTTTGCAACTGCCTCAGCAAACTTCGATGCATATAAATCAGCCTAAGAACGTGCGGTATTTGCAACAGCGAGGTTTGTGCTAATAATTCTCTCTAAATAACCATTCAATCTATCATATGCTTTATCGCCATAAGCTAATTTAACGCTATTTGAGAGAGTGCCTAAAGCGGAAACAATTTGATTAAGACTCGAAAGAAGCTGACTGTTTGCGGAAATGATAGCGTCAATAGCAGAAAGATAAGTTTCTTTCATCTATTTTATATTATCCATTGCCGCCTGTGCATTGCTTCCAAGCTAATCTCGATATTTCTCTAAATCACTAAAAGCGGCAGACTGATCTGTTCCGTAAATTTTTGAAGTACCCCCGCCCTGCATTGTACGGATTTCCGCCATTATATCATTAACATGATCTGTTAAAATCTGAATACTTCCACCAGGTAATGTCGAATTAGGATTTGTCTTTATGTATTCTTGAAGTTGCTTGAATTGAAGATTGAGATTTCCTAAATAATCATCATCTCTTAAACCTTCTAACTCTGCACGCAGTTTGTGCAGGTTTCGCCATGCTTCTTCGATATTTACTTCTACATCAACTTTTGCATTAAAATTATTAGACAATTCTTTTGCCATAGCATCTTTAATAGCTTTCGCTGCATCCGAGGCAGAATCTTTAGCAGATTGTACCGTATCAAACTGGGAAGCCACTTCTGCCCCCTATGAATTAAGAGCCTCAAGATTACTAAGAAGAGCATCTCTTTCATCCCTTCTTAAGCCTACCGCACTCTCAATTGCGGCAACCATCTCATAATAATTAGCAAGAGAGGCATCTTCATTAAGGACTATCTATGCTTCTATACCGGCTTTGGCTAACGCCATCTAAAAATCTTTAATTCTTTCTTGCATCTATTTTTTCAATATAGCAAGTTTCTTTTCTTCTTGTGCTACGATCTTTTCCTGCACTGCAAGTTGTTGACGCAAGTTATTAACCAGGGCTTGTCCAGTTAAGTCAGATTGAGCTTTCTTCAATTTGCTTAATTCCCTATTTAGTTCTTTTACTCTCTAATCTACTTTACTTGTCTCGATTTTGTCTTCCGCAGCTTTAACTTTTTCCGAACTTACGGCAATGTCGTCCATAATTTCTTTATATTTTTCTGCGGAATCTCTTGCGGACTCTATCTTTTTCCGAATGTCTTCCCATACTTCAATTAATGAATTATTTTTACCATCTGCATTATTGTCTTTAAGTTCTTTTAATTTGTCATCTATTTGGTCTATTGCATTATCAAAACTTTCAAGACTCTCAATATCAAGAGAATCTATGTCAACACCCGCTTCTGACAGCATCTTTCCTAAGTCATCTTTACTAAGAGTATTTTTTAATGCGGTAACTTGATTTTCGTATTCTTTTAACTTTTCTTGCTCTTTTTCAAAAACTTCTTCTTCAATTTCAATCTTGTCTGATAAACTTAAATTTTCTGAATCACTACGGAGTCGTTCAATGCTTTTATTTAATTTATCAACATCTTTAGAAGATTCTTCTACTATACTATCAAATGTTACCCACTGTTTAGAAATATTATTCTTAAAAAGAATCTCTTCGGATTCCGCAATGTTCTCAAGACCATCATCTATCGAATCAACACTGCTGCTAACATCGGAAATCAAAGATAAAAGTGAACGAGACTACGCTTGTATTTCTGAAAGTTTTTCTTTTGCTTCTTCAAGGGGTTGTTTTGCAGATTCATCGCCTTCATCAACACGCCTTTGCAATTCATTTACAACATCGGTCTGTGCGGAGCCAGCTTTATTTAAGACATCTACTGCAGTCTATACAGAATCGCCAGTGAATCTTCCCTTTTTGTCAGTAGCTAAAGTAACTCCATATTGAGAAGCAATTTCCTAAGCCTCTTGACGTTTATTCTTAAGACTCTCTTCTTCTAAACTATTTGACTATTTCTAAAGCTCAATTCTTTCTTTTTGTTTTGTGTTTATCTCTTCGTATATTGAGAGGAGTGCGGGACCTGTCGCGTTTTCAGCTCTTTTTTCTAATTCAGTAATTTCTTTATCTTTATCTTTTATTAAAGTATCGATATAATTATAATTATTTTCTGTGTCTTCCCATTCAACAGCTTTAGTATAAGTAACGGTTTTTGAAGTATCTTCTAAATTGGGAGAAGCATTAAATATTTCATCAGATGCTCTTAAGGCATCCTAAAAAGGTTTTATACTATCAAGCCAGTCTTGATAGTCTTGATAGTCTGAGGCTGAATTAATTGCTCTCGAACGTCGAAGTTTCTCTTCTTCTATTTCTTGAAGAGATAATAAGTTAATAGAATTTCTTATCAATCCCTGCTCAATTGCTTGCTATGCTAAATACTCTTGATAAGCCTCTTTCCTTTTCTCTGCTATTTTTTCAATTTCATTTTCTTGAACTACAAGCTGTCCATTAATTACAGAAAATGCATCCTAAAATTCAGCAGGTAAAGAAAATAAAGATTCCATTGTTGAGCGAGAAATTTGACCGTATTTTTCCTGTTCTTCTCTTGCCGCTCTAATAGTTACTACATTTTTGTCATAATCAGATAAATCAATACGCTTTATTTCGGAAGAAGTATCTAAAAGGATGTCTTTAAAAATAACAAAATCTTGATTAACACTTTTCTACTACTCTTCTAAGTCAGCTAACTCTTCATTTAAGTCAGCTAACACTTTATTATGCTCATCTTTGTTATGATAATCAATACCAAACCTTAGCTGACTATTTTTTTCTATCTAATCTCTTTTCTCCTAAATCTTTTTATCTAAATCTTTATTTATTTTATCTAAAGTATCTTCTGCGGTAGATAAAATTGTATCTGTTACTAAATTAGCTATTCCAGAAGTATTAAAACTAAGTTCTCCATCTTTCATAAATAATTCTTCATAAGCTGGAGATATATCCGTTTTTAGTTTCGCCCATGTTTCAGGAGAAATTTTTCCATCTTTGTTATATTCTTCTTCCGCTGCCTAAAGAATCTTTTGCTGTTCTCTTAAGGATTCTATCGATTCTCCAGAAATAATATTTTGAAATTGCGTCATATAACTTGAAAAATCTCTACCTTCTGAAGTTTTCTCTAATGAAGATATAGCTAATTCAAGTCTATCAATGTCTTTTGCTGCACCTTTAGCTTTTTCAAAATCTTCAATAGCCTTAACGTAGCTTTCTGCATATGCTAATACTGGGTTTGATCCATTTTCCTCTTCAAAAACAGAAAGATCTGATAAGACTTTTTCTGAAAGCCCCTCGTCCTCTATCCGCTTTATTAAATCGTCTATCTCAGAATCGGTTAATTTACCTTCTAAGATGTGCCTTAAAGAGGATTCTTCCTTTTCAATTTTTTCAAAACTTCCTTGACTTTCTATCTCTCGAAGTTTATCAATTTCTTCTTCCATTAAGGAAATATTTTCGTTTTTGTTTAGCTCTGCTCGTTTCGTTGTATAAGAAAAATATCCATCTACAAGATTTTTTCTCTCTTCAAAAGAGGCTTTCTCAAAATCTTCTATTGTCTGTATAGAAGATTCTTCCTTCTCTATATATTCTTTAAAGGATGTCTAAGCAAAAAGGGTAGAAGCATCTTCTTCATTCTAATAAGAAGATTCTATTAATCTTTTAGCAGCATTTGCACCTGAGTTATCAGAGATAGCTTGAGAAGTTATATTATAAGAAGCCTATTGCTTTTTAATACCTTCAACGGATAAATCAGTTAAGCCCTGGCTATAAGAAGAATATAATGATAATACCTCTTCATCTGTAAGCCCCTCAATAGTCTCTTTAACAGCTGGATCCTTAGTAAGTTTTAATAAGAAAGCTCTGGATTCCATTGCGACAGTATCAGATAATTTTAGAAAATAGTTATGGACATATTCTTCGGCTTCCTCTTCGGAGAGTCCTAAATTTTCCATATAGCGGATAAAAGCACTTCTATCAGTAGAGAAGTCTGAAAAATCTTCAAAAGAATCTCCCATTCGCAAAGCAAATAATTTCGCGCTTTCTTCAATACTATTATCCACAGCAGAGATAATAGCATCTAAATATTCTTTATTATCTGCATATATTTTTTCTATGTCTTTATAATATTTTTTAGATTTATTAGAAGCATCTTCAAGCCAAGCAATCAAAGATTTAATATTTTCTGGATCAGATAATTCTCTGGAACTTATGTTAAACGACGTTCCCTGACTATCCATTGTAGGAGTAAAACCTATTTCCCTTAAGTCATTCTAAAAAGCTGCTGTTCCTCCCTACTTGATAACACGCCCACCTACCTTTAGATGGTAAGCGTCTCCTTCTTTATGGAAAAGTTTCTCTATTACATCTGCTCCTATATTAGTTTCCGCATTTTCTTTAGCAGCATCCAAATTTTTCTTAGCAGTATCTACAACTTCTTTCTGTTGTTTTAACTCCATATTTGACATTATATCATTTAATTCTGCTTCAGATGCCGTAAGAGCTTGTACTGCTGTATTTAACTCTCCATATTCAACAAGTAAATCATGGGTCTTTTTTCGAACTTCCTCTAAAGAGGTTTCTCCGTCTTCATAGGTCTTATATAAATTTTTGTATTCAGAAACGAGACTCTCTAAATTCTTTGCCTCTTCTTTTTTCTATTCATACAATTTAGAAGATTCTTCGGCATTTTCCTTTGCTTTTTGACTTTCTTTTTCTATCTCGCTCGTTAAATCTCCATAAGCTACCCCTAAAATACCTATTATAATAGTGATCGCAGCAGCTGCTATATTACTAAATCCAAGTGCTGTTGTAAGAAGTTTTATTCCCTATGCGGCTCCCGTTGCAGCCATGCCAATAGAAGTGAGTCCTGCAGCAAAATTTCCTTGCTCAAGAGCTTGTGCAGCGCTTGCAGCACTGCTTGTTAGAATCATAAAAGAAGTTATTCCTTGAGAAATTCCTGTAAGAGCTGCTTCAAAATTAAAATTTTTAAGTTTTTCAAGAGCATTCTCTGCCCTCTTCGTTTCTATAACTACACCAGAGATACTCTCGGTAAATTCTTCAAATGCAGCTTTTCCTTCCTCTGCGCTCATCCCTGCGGCTTCTGCAAGTTTTAAAAACTCTTCCTTTAACGAAGGTAACAGATTCTTAGCATCTCCTCCTCTTAGTACAATATCATTTAACATGGAAGTCATTTTTTGTTTTATCTAATCAATTTGTTCTGTAAACTGTCCTTTATCTGTTAAAGATTTAAATAAAGGTACCGCATCTATTGTTTTGCTTGCTAATTGAGTATTGATTTTATTTACATAGGCTTCAACGAGTCGTTTTCCAGCTTCGCTCCCCGCATCTTTACCTTGTAACTTGCTTATCACGTTCTTCTTAAACTCTGCGGCAGCTGCCTTTAAGGGAGAATAATTGCCTGTCTATATATAATAAGAAAATTCTTTAATAAAATCATCAGCCTTTTTCTGTACAGAACCATGCAAATAAGCTGATTCTGTTCCGCCTAACTTTGAGGATTTTGTGTCAATTGCTGAAAAATCTATCTATCCTGTTAACTTGTCTAATGGCGCCTACATTGAAGAATTTCCCCATTTAGCTGATTCCCAGGCCTTTAAACTGTCAATATTTTTCTTTATTGCGGCAGAAAATTGTTCATATTCCTTTTTTGCTCTTTCTATCTCCTGCTGCTGTTCTTTTAAAGATTTATTATTTAAATCTATCTTTAATGTATTATCTGTCTATGTTTTGTTCCATTTTGTTGTAGAAGTCTGAATTTCTTGAAGTTTTACATTTATAGTAACTAAATCATTTGTATAGTTTTGTAAAATTTGCCTGCTCTGCTCTAATGATTCTTGTGTAAGATAAGGAGCATTTCTAAAATAGCTCTCTTTATTATTTAAAAGGTCATCTACACCCGCATTTTTACGTAACTGCGGGTCAATCTTATCGCGAACACTCTATAAAGATGCAAATCCTGTTTCTATAACTTGCTTATTATATCTTGGAGCAACAAACATATTATTATATGTTTGATTCATTGCCTAAGCAATCTGCTTGCTAAACAACATTCCCATTAATGGAGCAACTTGGCTTAAAATACCCTTTAAGCCACCCATACCGTCAACAATTTTTTCAATAACCTGTAAAACTTTTGTTGCGGCATCCGCTACGTCATTAATGCTATCCGCATCAAGCAAACTATTATAAACACCCTCTGCGGCAGTCCTTACTTGCTGTAAATGTGCAGCAGTAGTTTCCATATAGATATCTTGCTGTTGATTTAAAGTTCCTGCTGCGGTTGCGCTATCCTCCAAGGCTTGTTCATACATATCCCAGTTTTCAAACAAAGCCATGAGGTTGTTATATTGTCTTGTCGTAAAACCTTATATGTTTCCATATGAGCCAGACTATATCTTCACTTATCTCTAAGTGCCCCCCATTTCGGAGTTATGCTCCTACTTCCTCTCGGAATAGTCGTTGAGCCTTATTCTCAAAGAGAATCTTGGTTGCGGATTACCCAATCTTTAATCTTTTTACCATACCTGAGTAGTTAATTCAGCCACTAAATATATCACTATTTTAGTTTGGTAATTAAAGCTCTAAGGGACTCCCCGCAGTTAAAGGGGTTTTACGCGAGCACAAAATCAATTATTTTTACCCGCCATAACTTGAGCAAGAGCAATCTTCTATTCTCTACCCATTGACTACCATTTTGTACCAACTTCGTCAATGACATCGCCCATATCTCTTAAATGTCCAGTAGCATCAAGTACATTAATACCGAAGCCCGCCATCTTTTCGGTATAACTATCAAGAGTAGCACCATCTTCAACATCTTCTCCTGCGGAAATAGATGTCATACGAGCAAGGATTGTCTTGTACGCTGTACCAACTGTTTCTGGAGATTGTCTCGTTACAGAAATAGTCGTTGCGAGGATTGCGTTCATGTGGTCAACATCAACACCGACAGTATTTGCGGCAGAAGCAACTTTAGACATACCTGTTGATAGCTCTTCAAGGTCTGCGGCAGTCGTTGCGGCAACCTTAGCGAGTTTATCAACATAAAGTTCTGCTTCTTCTGAACTTACTTGATAACCATTCCAAAGAGCGGTGAGCTATTCAGATACAGCCGCAGTTTGTTGTTGCGTAACGTTTGCCGCCTTGATAGTAACGTCTGTCCTTGCCTTTGTTTCTTCATCAGACAAACCTTGCTGATAGTAAATTAATGCGGCATTGGTATAGTCTTTAGTGCCTTTACCTAAATTAATAGCAGTTTTATTAGCTACCTCCGCAAATCTACCCATCTCATCTGCAGACTTACCAGTTACAATTCTTATATTATTTAAAGAAGAATCTAATGCTTGTACATAACCATATGCTTCTCTCACAGAATTAAGAATTGTATTAGAAATAGAAGAATAAACTGTCCATTTTAAACTTTTAAATGCTTCCTCACCTATCTTATCTAAAAATGTCTCTGTCTTCTATAAATTAAGATTAACAGTAGTTAACTGATTAATTGTAGAAGCTAATGCGCCATAGCCTTGAGAACCAACTTTATTAAAACTTTGCGCAACTTGATTTAAAGACGTTCCAGACAGCTTTAATTTCGCATTTAAAGTATCCACATTATAAGTGTTTAATTTTACATTATATGCGGCAGACATTGCCCTTTGCAACTTAGTAGCTTCTTCTGATGCTTCTCTAAGTTTTTCTTTCATAGGGTCGCCCGCAGGTGTCTTCTAATAGGCTTGCTAAATCTTATTTATTTCGTTTTGCAAAGTCCTAAAAGACTAAGAATCGGTTTCTGCACTAAACCGAATCTTATATTCCTCAGTTTTGCTTGCCATATAATATTCCTCCTTTTACTCATCAAAATAAAAGTCTCCTTTGTTATTCTTAACAAAAGAGACTATATGATTATTTAATTAAGACCGTCACTTTTTAATTATAACAGGTTTATTAGTCTTTATATCTCTATTTCCGTTAGCGGCTTCCGCAAATTTCTTAACAGCTTCAAATTTTTCAGGGTCAAACTGATTTACAAAATTCATTGCAGCTTCCGCATTTTTAGGCATATCTTCAATTATAGTATTAATAACTGCTGCAGTTGTCTTGCTATATTCCTGTATTCTCTCTATTGTTTCTTCAACAAAAGAAAGAATAGTTTGATAGTATGTGGAAGGTATTAAGTTTATAATTTCTTGCATCAATCCGCTACTCTCTAACTGATCATAAAGCGCGAGTTCGTCTGCGCGGTCATCCGCATCAAATACAATATCTGTCATAAGATACACTATATTTAAATGAGTATATAAATCTACCTTAAAAGGTGAAAAATAACCATTCTCTCTTGACTTCTGTAATACGGAATTAATTAAATCAAGCATATCCTGCGCCATTATGTACTAATAAACTTTAATTTCTATTCCATTATAATTTAAAGTTTTATACTTAAAATAATTTTCTTTCTTCATATCCTTATAATTAAGGACTTCTACATTTTCTGACATTTTAGCCAGCCTCCTTCTTCTCTGGCAAGATATTTTAATCTTGCTTTTTTCTTTATTATATCATAAATTTTTTAATTTGTCAAAAAGTTTTTTTAATAAGGTTTACAAAATATCGTACACTTTCTTGTGTACTATCTCGAACAAGTTTAGCATATGCTGTCTATAAAGGTTCTTTCATTTCTGTTTCAAAAAAGAAATTTACAATATCTGTCGCATTAGGATTCTCAAAGATTCTTCTCATTTGTACTAATGCATTATAAGTTGCCTAAATGGAAATACTTGCAGTAGAACCTATTTTAGCTTGTAAATATATAAAAGTTCTATCCCCTTCTCCATTAATTGCCTAAAACACAACGTCAGCTCCTTTGTAAAAAGGTACATCATTTTTAGACTATTTAGCAAGAGTGGTTACGAAAGGACCGTACGCTGGTATTGATTTATGAATAGACAAATCAGAAGCTCCTCTAAGCATTGCCTCAAATAGTTGTCCTTGATTCAATTCACGAACAGTCTTATGAGTATTTTCTTCTGCTCTATTATAAGTTTTTAAGAATACAGTAACAGAACGATCCAAAAACTACAATATTGTTTCTCGAATATTATCTAAAGCTTGTTGTTGTTCCATTTCTTTAACAGCCTTAACGCTGGGAACTCCTATCTTATTAATTCTTGAAGTTACCTCTTCTAATGTTCCAGTTATATTTACTCTTTTACTTGCAACCGCCCTTATTTTAGTATTTTTTAAAAAAGTTTCGCCTTCTGAAAAAGCTATTTTATCAATAATTTTCTCTTTAGAGAAATCGTCAGTTTTTTTACCTTCTAAATTTACCAAGCCCGCTGTTGCAACGGTATAAATAATTTTTTGTCCCGTTAATTCTTCACGTATTTCTTCTACAAGTCGAACACCGTCCTAAGCAAGAGCCGTAAATTCTCCCGTCGTTTCCCCTTCCTTAATTTTATTATTAGCTTTTACTATCTTCCGTAGGGAACGGACAATTTCAGATTTAGAGTCTTCTGTTAAAAGTATAGATGATTCTAATTGCTATATATGCTATTCTACAACTGACTCATTCCTAATTTTACTAATATACTAATTATATTTAATAAACCAATTATTAATCTTAGACAAATAAGGTAACATAGCTTCTTTTAAATCGCTTGAAGAAATATTAGCTAAATCTTTTAAAATATCTTTTGATAAAACTGAAGCCATTCTCCCACCTCCTCATTAGCATAAAAATAAGCGGCGGTAGTCGCCTACCACCGCCAAAACACTAAATCTATTGATAAAGTGCTATTATCAAGTATTCTTTGTGTACAGGCCTGCTGCAACAAGAGTTCCCCAAGTTTGCTCGGTAACTGCCTGAGTAACAAATCTGGTTGCTTCCTTATTATCAGCCGCATCAGCAACAAACTTGTAGTAAGTACCAGATGCATATTCTGCGGAAGTAGGTACTCTTGTGTAACCATAGGCCTTAGCCCAAGCTACCGCAGTATTAGGAACGTTGTCGTAAGGAACTGCGCCTGCCTCTTCCTCAGTACCCTCAATTCTGTTCTCTTCCCCATCGGTATGAGCCATAACAGAAGTATAAGTTACATCAGAATCATCTGCATCTTCTATAATCTGAATAACAACAAGGACTTTCTTAGTCTGGTCAAAATACGTATAACCAGGCATAACATCCATTGTGAAAGTAAATGTACTGGGATCGCCAGTTGCCGCCATTGTGAATGTCCAGTTAGACTGAATCTTTGCATTAGGTATTGTGATATTAGCAGGGTAATCCTTACCATCTATCTGCGCTCTAAACAGAGTATCTGCTTCTATGTAGAAGTAGCCACCGAAGTTAGCTGCATCTACCTGAAGTTCAGTTACCTTTGCGGCATCCTTAAGAATGTAGTAGTCAACAAGAACATTAAGACCTGCTTCTACACTTGCGGCATCCGTTACTTCAATCTTCTTACCAGTAGTATCAACAGCGCCAGGCTCATAAGTAACACCAGTGATAGAACCATCACCTTCTACGCCCATTATAAAAATAGGAGCAGTTGCGCAAACCTTATCATTTCTGCCAAGAGCATCTGTTAAATCTACCCAATACTTATCATTAGAATCTTTGCTAATAGTTGTAGCAGTGGTCATATGAGCATGAACCTGGTCATATGTAGAAGTTGCGCCCTTTACTACACCTGCACCAGAGAGCATTGCGAATGAAATGGGGGAGATAAGAGCATCCTCAACAGTCATGGTAATGACCTTTTCTCCTTCCCAGGCAACGAGTCGCACGTTACCTCTTCCTCCTGTTGCATAAACGGAAGTAGCAGAGCCTTCAAGAGTAGAGGTTTTTGCGGAATCCATGAAGAATACGGGCTGACCCTTACGGAATACAGCGGAACCTATCTTCATGTCATTCTTCGCACGGAAAACGACATTACATATTTCGCGTACACCATACCTCATAATAAAATTCCTCCTTTATGAGTATACTTTAAAAAATATTTTTTAAAATATAAAGATTATCTTTCTTTACTATCTTCATATTCTTTACAATGAATATCCTACATCCAGTTTTTAGGTTCTTCATTCATCTTCGCGCCTGCAAGCGCCGCAGACATATTCATATCAAATTGTGATTTCAAAATAAAACGTTCAAATTCATCATATAATTGATATACAGAATAATTTAATAAACTATTCATATCTTTATGTTCTCCAACAGAAAGAACTGAAACGTAATTACTTAATATGGAAATTTTTTTATTTCCATCACCTTTTTGCTATGCAATTTTCTATCTTCCTTTTTCTAATTTTTCTGCAATTCTTCTTGCTAAACTTCCTTTCGGATTATAGCCTTCTTTTTCTAACGGTTTTAGACAAAAGAGAGATATAAGAATATTTTTAAACTCTTCAAAATTTTTTTCAGAAATAATAAATACAGAGTTATCTTCTGAATGTAGTTCTATCACATCAGTAAAATGAATAGTCATATTAGGAAATAGTAAAGATAACAACATAGTAACACTATTTTTAGCTTTTTGAATTTCTATTGACTATTCATCGTGTAATACTGACATTAATATATTAAAATTAGAGTAAGACTCTAAATTAACATTGTCCTATTTTGTTAAAAATTTTTGCTTATCAAAATTTAACATCTAACAACCTATATAAAAATCATCTTCTCCAATAAAACCTATCTCTTTAATAGTGGGAGTATGAATTGTTAAATTAGCTTCTATAAATGGAATATCATTTCCAGACAAGAGTAAAAGGTTAGATAGCTCCATCTGCAATCCAATCGTCAGAGCCGTGAGTTGCGGAATAAATTAAACTATATCCGCTTAACTTCTCATCTAAAACTATCTTACTGCAACCCAAAAATTGCAATGTACCAATGCCTGAAAGTTTTGAATTATTAAGTATTCCATCTATATATCCGCATATTTTAAGCGGACGCATCCTATAATTACCGATGTCCCAATAATCAGTATTGCATATAACATCAAAAGTTACAACACAATCTCTAAACTGCGGGTTATGGTAATCAGGAGTAAAGTTATCAAATCCTATTAAAATATAAGATTTAACTTCCTCATGCTCAGGTAATTTAATAATCGGCGCTAATCTAATGTAGCCTTCATCTAAAAGATTTTTAATAGATGTATTGTTAATTTTATCTTTATATATCTGACTATCTTGATTGTCTAAACAATCTTTTGTTTCAATAATCAGAAGTCTTTTTAAAATATCTGAAAAAGGTCTGCTTTCAATGAACAGCTTCCTCATGATAGTTTCAAAATCTTTCTCACAAGAGAGAAAAGATGATTTTATATCTAATTTTACCAAATCTTTTCTCATAAATTTTCTCCTTTATCTCACAGAGATTCAATAGTAATGGGCAATTGTGCAGCAACCTCTCCGTCAATATAATATTGTAAATCTATAAAACCGCTTTTTCCAGTTATTATCTCAATCTTTACCCAATTAGAATCTTCTTTTAAAATGCGGGCTTTCTTCGTGGCGAGTACCCAATGTCCGCCTCCCGCATTTTCAATTTTATATTCTTTAATATCATAGGGATAAACAACATTATCTCCTATAATACTCGGAAGACCCGCCTTTCTTCTTCTTTCTCTTGTTTCCTCAGTCTCTTCTTTTCTTTCTATATCTATTGTGGACTGCTGTTCTTGAATAGTATTATTAAAATCTTCCATTAAAGCAACTTTAATAATACCTTCTCCACTTGCGCTATTTACTGCAACAACTTCCCATGTTTGTCCATCAATTTTTACTTTCTAAAAACGGTGGAAGAACTCAAGAGTTTCCGCATTTTTAGTAATATATATCTCTGAGGAATAGTTCATGTCATTCCATTCGATATTCACTTTCTGATTCCAAGGAATAGAAGTTTCATCAGGTCCTTTATAATAAACATGATATGTATGTTCACCTATTATTATCTCTTTCTCGCACATACGAATATCCGCACGAAAATAAGCTAACTCTTCTATAAACTAAAGATAAACTATCCAATAACTATTCGTTTCTTTCCAGTAAAAGACGTCTCCACATTTTATACCAACGTCAACCTACCCCTATGTGGTAGTGCCTGCTCTTGGTTTATTAATTTGAACATCTCTATAAGGAATAGATAAAAATTTCTAATCATAGTCATTCTTTAATTTATCAGGATTAATTAAACATTTAAACCCTCTTGTAAAACTATTATCAGTCTAATTTTCTTGTAAAAATATTGTGGCTGTCTAATAAGATTTTCCAATAGAAGATTTCAATGTGCGGAGTTTATCAAGTATCATTCTGTCCTACTAATAACTTCCACCATTGTGGTTCAGTCTTTGGTGCAAATTTTCATATCCGTACATTTTGACCTTAACCTCCCCATTATATTTAAACAATCAAATATAGTCTTACGATAAAGCGGGAAGTCGTCCTCTAAAAGGCGCAACCCCTACAATTTACACAATAGCTGAAAAACTAATTCCTATTCTTCAATAAGAGTATATTCCATTCCCGCTATTTCCTCTGTTATTGTAAGAAGCAGTTGCCGCCATTCTTGACCTTCCTCTTTCATCGGCAAAAGCTTATATATTTGATTTATTAATCTCTTTAAATTGTTATCTATCGCCGCATTGGAAAGTTCTAAAGAATGTATTAAAACCATGTCTACACTTCCCTTGTCGAGCGAAGACAATCCATTGTAGAATCGTAAATACCATCATCATTTTTTAATCTGCGGCTATATAGACGCTGGAGATGAAAACCTTCCCTCTCATAATCTTTCTTGAGTGTGAGTAACTTCGAGAGATGGTTGGCCTAACTTGTAAATTTGAAATCTGCAAATTGTTATCTTAAAGGCTTTTTATCCTTTAATTCTTATACTTCTTATTCGTATAAGTTCGGCATATCTTTTTACTCTTGTGGAGTATTTAGGCTCGTGGGAGTCTATATCTTATTGAGTATAGAAAAATATTTTTCTTTCTTCCGAGGCAGACTTAAATAATCATTTTCATAAAATAATTTTCCTAATTTTAGAGTATCTTGTTTACAATAGCATATTGCAAAATTATTATGGTCATTCACAATATTTTTAGGAGACAGTCCCTTGCCTTGTAAGAATGTTGCAAATTCTTGTAGTAAATTTTTATTTGCACAAGTAAAACTCATTCCAATACGATAGCGACCATTTTTTTCGTAGGTTTCGTAAATACTGCCATCTCCGTCAAAAAATCCTCTGATAAAATCTAAAACATATTCTTCTGGAATATCAGGTATATGATTAAATTGAAAGGTCTTTGCATTAACAATTCCGTAACTTTCGCACTTCTCTCTAAGCACTTTAGAAGTAATTGATAAACTTGAATTATAAAAAATTTTACCGTTAAGAGATACTTCATTCTAATATATAGGCCCATCATAATTTAGTTCTTCTTTTATCAATTGCAATACTTCTTCGTCCTTCCGAGCCAAAGTTAAAACAATTTTATTTTTTGCGCCTTTTGTAATTGGTAAATATCCATCTGCGGCCAAGAAACCTAAAAGCCAAGCTCCATTATGACTTTCTAAATTATAATTATCATTAAGATGATATTTTCTTAAATCTGGCATAACTCTAACTTGCGCAGATTCTTGCACATTTCTGATATATATGTTATTATCAATTAAAATAGACCTTACTTTATCAAAACTAAATGTTAAATGCAAGGACTCTACAATTTTTTCTAAACCATACCCTTCTTCATACAATGCAATTATTTGATTTTGAAGTTCTTGAGGAACTTCAAGTTTAGGACATCCAACTTTAGCCTCTTGATAAGTCCTAATATGAATATTGTTTTCTTTTAAAACTCTTTTTACAACACTTTGATGAAATGGAAGGTTTAATGTTTTAACAATTCTTCCTAATCCATATTGTTTATTAACATATAAATCAATAATTGCATCAATCTGTTCTTGTGGAACAATAATTTTACTCATAAGTTTGTCACTCCTATGCTCTGTGCGTGTTAAGGCTTTTAAACCTTAACTTCCGCTCGGATTAGCATTTCAGCTTTCCCGTTTTTCCTAAAATGATATTCTCTTGTGGAGAACAGGCCCATTATATTAAGCCACTGTATTTCATTCTTGTTAATTCAACAGATGCAAGTTGGTAATCAAGCCAACCAACTATCATATAATATACAAGAATCTCTATCTCTTCCTGAGATAAATTATTCTCAAACTAACCACCAGTATATATTATTAAAGAGACTAATTCATGATTACTTTCAACACCTGAATAGGTATCAGAATCAACAGCATCAAACAATTCATAAGTTGATATATCATGGCGCGGGAACTCAAAATTTGGAATTGCGGAAACCAGTAAATCTTGAAGTATCCGCCATGTATCAAGTTCACTAAACTCCATAAACATATCATCTGTTATTCTGTTTAAAAAGGTGTCATACACTTCTGAAAAAAGTGTTCCCATTTTTCAACACCCCCTATTAAGTTACAATATTGTACTTCCTTATCTTCTTTTCTTCTGTCTTTATCGGTTCTGCCTTACGAGTCTTTTCTGCGGCAGCCTCTTCCGAAAGATCATCCTCCGCAAGCGTCTTATTTACTCTAATAGCATTATCGACAGAAAATCCAGTCTTCTTTTGAATGAGTTCTCTCTTTCTTATATCGGGTATTTCAAGTGAAACTGCGAGAGACTTTACTAAATCAATTACCCCCTGCGGAGCAAAGTTTAAGCAATCTTCTAACTGATCAAGATTTCCCTCAAGGAGCAGCTTCTTAATTTCTGCTTCGGTGTAAAAATATTCGGGTTCTGTTTCTATATTAAGATATTCCAAAGCACTTTTGTCTTTTATCATCAGATAATTACGAAGAAGATACTCTCCGCCAGGAACTACCATAAGTTCATTTAACTCGTCAATATCTATCTTCTTAGTTTCATTTAAGTTAAAGTCTCTATGAAGTCCGCTTGAAAGAGTATAACCAGTTGTACCATTATTTCTATTAGTAACTTCTACATAATTCTTTGATGTAATTTTCTCTTCCATAATAATAATCTCCTTTATCTCCTGTAAAATTATGACCTCTCCTCTCTCAAGGAGAGGTCTATATATTTAAACATTAAACACGAGTAAGCTGAGTATTCTCGTATACGCAGATATCATTGCTGAATATCGCACGCACGCCAACCTTTTTGTAGACCTGTACTTCCTTAGACCTATCATAGTTGGTATATTCATCCACGACAGTACCGCCCTCAAAGGCTATCTTTACGGGCTTGTTTGCGCCGTCAGGAATAATCCAAGCGTACTTAGGATCAATAACCTTAACCATATTGGTCTCATCCTCATAAGACTGAGAAAGAACAATAACTTTATGGTTCTTGTAATTTGCAAGATAACCATTGTTCCACTTCTCATTTCTCATTTCATCAGAAACCCAACCAGTTGCGGGAACCATAGTTGCCGCAAACTCAAAAGTGCAATAAATAGTAGACTTTCCACCGTAAGAATCAGCAATAGAAATCAGCTTATCCATTGCAGATTCAACGAAACCAGTCTGAGAAGTCTTGTTAGCAGTCTGTACATTAGCAACTGCGCCAATGAGCTGCTTCTCAATCTCTACATAAATGCACTCATCAATACCCTCAAGTACGATATCAAGGACATCCGCAAAGTCTACACGACCATCAAGATATTCCTCGAAACCAATCTGAGCAGCACCACCAATAGCATTAGTAGTTACTTCATAAGACTTACCATCGAGCTTAAATACTTCGTAGATACCTGCAAGACCAACCTTGCCGATAAACTGCTTTGCGCGTCTCTTTGCAGCCTGGGTTATCTTCTGTGTAAATATAGGCTTGTCGCCCTGATTAAATGTCTTAATTTCAGCAAACTGACCATACTGCTCCAGAACTCTCTTGGGAAGTACATCATCAATTACCTGCTCAATAAGAGAGAACAGCTGATTCTTGTTTTCTCTATAAAGAGCATAAGTACCAACGAGTTCCTTTAACTCTGCTCTAAGAGTTGTATCCAGGTCTTCGTATGAATAAGTCTTATCACCAAGAGAGAAAGCGGTTGCTGTCATAGGCTTAGCATTAGCTGTTGCCTTTGCGAGTTTTACTAACTCATTAAATTCAAGTGCCATAACTACTTACCCCCTTATCATACTATCCTCTGAACCTTAAGACCAGGCTGACCATCAGGCATAGTGTAAACCTTTACAACTACAACCTTAACAGTGCTAATAGTGCCATTCTTAGAAAGTTCAAGAGTATTTCTTGTAGTCAGCTTAGGAGAAAGAACATCTCCAACAGCGTAATCAATAGTTCCATCAACTTCTACCATGTTCGTAGTCCAAATATCACCAACGTTGGTCTTTACGAGGCGGGGAGCGATGCCGTCCATCCTGTAACCATACTCAACGTGACCATCAAGGGTAACAGTCTGACCAGAAACAGGGTCGGTATAAGTTGCGGAAGGTACTACGCCAACGGTAAGAGAACCGTCACCATAAACTGTGCCATCTGCATTTGCGGAAGTAAGACGACCAATCATAGGAGGATTTGTAACGTAGTTATCACCAACTCTAAACATTGCAAAATCCTTATAAGAAAGCCAATCCTCATAAATCTTAATCTCATTATAAACAAGATAAGGCTCTGCATTAACAGAAGCATCTGTACCATCAGTTGCGGAAACGCAACCAGTTACATAATCATAAAACATAAACTCACCATTCTGGAGCAGGTCTACTTTAGAAGCAGTTCTGCTATCCAGAGGAAGAGACGCGAAAATCTAACCAGTCTTTATACCAGAAAGCTGATTAGCCTCAACCTAACCATATCCTATACGTGTGAAAGGCATATTTTATTCCTCCTTCAAAAATTATCTATTTTTATTACTTTCAACAGCCTTAACCCAATCGGGAACGTCTGACTCCATTTCCTCAACAGCCGCACCCATAGTTAAAGTAAACATTGTAGGCTCTTCTAGTGTATTATCATTTTTCTCAGAATCATCTAAATTAAAGTTGACCTTTTTTCTAAAACAAATTACTGCCAACTTAGATTCAATATCTTCTAAAGAATATTTATCTTTATTATCAATGACATCTTTCTTATCTTCATCAGAAAGCATATAGAACTTATCTATAAGAGCATCTTTCCGCTTTGTCATTTCAGCATTATAAAAAGTTTCGAGTTCTGCAACTTTATTCTGTAAAGCAGCATAAGAATTTTCTAAAGCAGAATATTTGCTTTGAAGTCCAGCATACTCTGCTTCAATAGACAGAGAGTGTTCAGATGCGGGCTTGTCTTCCTCATCTTCATCTTTTTTCTCTTCTTCGTCCGCTTTCTTATCTTCCTCTTCTTCCTTCTTCTCTGACTCTGTTACATCAGGAGTTGCGGAAGTCGTGGAAGTATCAGAAGTCTCTTCAACTTTTTCGGACTCGGTGGGAACCTCTGCCTCCTCGGGAGTTGCCGCAGACTCAAGAACTTCCTCAGTAGTCTTTTCGTTGTCCATCTTATTACCTCCTTCTAAAGCAAATTTTAATGTATTTATCATTTCTGAAAATTCTGCTTTAAAATCAACATCTGAATTTTCTATAAAAGAGAACGTACTTGCGGGAGCTGCAATACTTGCGCCTTCAAAGCAAGGCTCTACATCGTCTCCTAAAATACATAATTTAGAAAATTCGGCATCAGTTATTATGAAAAAATCTCTACCTGTATTGCTATCATTTGCCCAATGTCCTTCAAGGGTTGACCCCTCTATTTCCATCGACTGCGGCTATCCTTCTTTTAAAATTTTATCAGCTTCATTAAACTAACCGTTCCAAATGTAGCCTTCACACATCAGATACTCTCTTTCAACAGTATTACCAAATTCATCAGTATCTTCAAAAACTTGGAACCATACTTTTGCGTCAGTAGAAACAAATCCGTATGGAATGGTTAAAACTTCTTCTTTAATACCATCCACATCAAGTATCATTCTGTGTCCGTGATCTCCAAAGTCCTCCTTGTCTTTTCTATAATACCCAACAATAGGAGAACCTCTTAAAGTATCCGCCATCTTAGTTGCGACTTCCTTAGAAATCATTGAACCATTTCTATTCTTTCCCGTATATAATACTTTAATATCACATTTAGACATTAGAGTATTTACAGCAAGGGGAGAAAGATTAAGAAATTCAGGATTTCTAATTGCAACACTTTTATTCTTTATTGCCATTTTTGTTTTCACCTACTTAACTCATAGACTCTCTATTCTAAATTGTCTTTTCTGATTTTTCATCATCTGGCTTCTCAGGGCGGCCGCCCGTATTGTCATCATTATTCAAAGATTTAGTTCTATTGAGAACATCCGCGTTCATAACGTTTGAGCTAATAGGCGGAATAAATACATTAACCAAATCAAGAATATCATTTTCAAATACTGCGTTTGCGAGTACAGACGATTGAGATTGACCGAGAGCGATTTGCGGCAGCATCTTTGAATAACCTAATTGGGTCTATTCTTTATATAATTTTGCCATTTCTTTATAATTATAAATTGTAGTTGTTAATATCTATACTCTAAAAGTAATTTTCTTTGTCGAGTTAAATGGCTAAATAAGAAGATTAAGAAAATCTTCAAATTTCAGAATTAAATTATATATAGAAGCCTCATCGTTTAAGATAGATTTTTCAAGAGCAATATTACCGTCAGTGTTGAATTGCATTTGAGAAACGCCCGCCTCATTATAAACAGCTCTTTCAATTCTTTCCAAATCATCTGTTGCGGTAGAAGTTGAATTATCTGCCATATCTTCTACATCAACATCCGCAAAAGTAGTTAAGACATCAATACCAATAGCTCTACCAATCATAGCAACCGCATTATTGTGCATTTGTTTAGCTTCTTCCATGTCGAAAAGCATATCGCCATTTTTGTCAAGCGGCAACTTCTGTATAATTATTTTGAGAAGCTCTTGTTCAAGTTTCTTTTTATCTAATTCCTATGCCGCATCCAAATCTATAATTGCGGGGATTACCGACATCATAAAAGGCTAATCGTCGTCATTTAAATTGAATTTTACGGCATTATGAATATCTAAAACGTACCAACCATTTGAATCACCAGGATATACGGGTTTTAACTTTCCTTGTTTATAAAGGCGGTAGCCTTTTCTAAATTCTTCTGGAAACAGTTTTAACATTTGATATCTATATGCCGCATCTCTAAAATAATCATCAAAGAATTTCATATTAAATTCAACGACAGGTCTGTTATCAACACAGAAACGAGAACGACAATATTTAATAGGTAACTCTTGGATTGCCGCTTTGTTCTTATATCTTATAATATATCCATAATAGCATCCGTTTTTTACTACCTTTAAAGCAATCTCACCAAGAATCCTTTTAATTTTAAATTCGTCTAAGAAAGTTAAGATTTTAGAAAATTTAGTTGTTAGCTTTTCTCTATCTACTTCTTCTTTATCAAAGTAAGGAGTAACCATCCAATCATATCTATATAAGTAAGCAATATATCTACATAAACGAGAATATATTCCGCTAATCTTAAAAAAGTAATTTGATATTTTATACATTTCTTCATAGCTATTCTTCTACATTGCGGATAATACTTTCATTTTTGTAGCTAAGTTATTACTTACCTTTTGATAATCTCCAATAGTCAAAGTAGCATCTTCCAGCTTTTTTGCGCCTATTCTAATCTTTGAATAATCTATGGGAGCCGCTACTTTATTAGACATTAACTCTTGTCTATTCTTCATTATTTCACTCCTTTCTAATTAATTATAGCATAATTTTTTTATCTTGTCAAAAAATTAGTAGCCTGCCGCGTGCATAATATAGTCATAATTAACGCGGGCCTCATCCCAGTAAGGCACAAGCACTAAGGTTATACCATGCTTTTTACAATATTCACGTTTACGCATATCATTATATTGCTATTTCCGCAGCCCACTAAAACCGCCAAATTTACTTTTAGGCTCATAATGGTAGGTGCTGGATTCCCTAATACTCTATTAAGAAATCCAACTCATTATTATCATCGAAAACAGCAAAATCAAACCTAAGCGGAGTCCCTGATTTTGTGGTTAAATCTGGGAAGCTATATTCTTCTTTATAAACTAAGCCCGCTTGGTCAAGTATATCACAAATTTTAATTTCTCCTCTACTTGCTTTCATGATAATCCTACCCTCCTTTCCAACCTCGCTAAATAGCCCAGGATACTCTTGACAGAGTATATTTTTGATTTACTATATATTACTTAAAAATTGTGAAATGTTTTAACACAATTTTGACCAAAAAAATAAGGGCTTGCGCCCTTATTTTATATTTCAACACTATTATCAAGATAGCCCGCGGCCGCACTAACATCCTCTATGCTTTCAATAGATTCTACAATCAGTGAATCCCAATACCAATCTCTTGTTGTGTATAAAGACATCGAAAGGAATAAGTCTTTTGCTGCGGAAGCTGAGTTACTGGTAAGCCCACTCCATGTAAAAGTCAGGCTATCTTTACCCCAATAGAAAGAATCAGTGTCTTGTAAAGATAAAGTATAATTATCATTTACGACCAGACTTCCAGAGAATAAATCTATATTAACATAAGAATATGGATTATAAACCTGTTGAGTATCGTAATAAGAGACAAAAGTAAACGATACATCATCACTTTTTGCAATTACATCATTAATATGGGCAATTGGATTAAAATAGTAAACACCATCAATATTTTTAGGAGACTTTAATGCGTACACAACATTGTTTGTATAAAGGGTGAAGCCCTCTTCTGTAACATAGGGGTACGTCCGCATAGAAGTCTTAAAAGGATAAGCCTTTATCTCTGTCGAAAGATTATTTGAGCGGCTAAAGTATGCGCGAGTAGGAAGAACTTTTTCTCCTTTTCTATTGACAAAAGAAGAAGAATTTAAGTTACCATATCCCTGCTCATCTTTAAGGTTCTTAGAGATCTTACAAGTTAATTCAACTTTAATATGGCTAAAGCCATAAAAATATTGCGATGAATAACCTAAAGAAAGAAGCGGAGAACCAAGAGCAAAGCCATTAGTTGTACCGTAAGGTAACTCAACATAAGTTCCATAAAACACCTTCGGATTATAGGTATAATAAGCGGAATCACTTGCGATCGCCGCACTCTTAGTATATCCATATCTATTCGTTGCCATACTTGCAAGACGACCATCTGTTGATGCCATCTGCTCCGTTTCAATAGAAATAGAGAAAATATCCGTTACGTTAGTATTAATAAAACCTACTGTAAAATTACTCTCTGCATCTTCTATCATGAAGCTATCTCCGGTTAATGCAGGGCCATATTCAAGAGTATAAGTAACGATTGCGCTACTATCAACTTTGTTGTAAGTTTTTAAATCATAAGTATACTTTTCTGCGGAAGCCGCAACGCCCGCAGAACTCATGACAGCAGTTGTTAATGCAACCGCAATGGCTAAAATTTTCTTTAAATTCATAACTATAATCTCCTTTGTAAAAATATGGAAGAGAAAACCCAAATATTATTGAATTTTCTCTTCATAACATTATATACATTTGTCAATTGAACAGCATCATATCTGCCATAGAAAAACGCTTGTGTTTCCGCTTGCTTTCATCTTCCTTTTTAATAAAATATAAACCATAAAGAAAAGCGGAAACCTTATCCTTTTTAATAGATTTAGAAGATTGTTTAAGGATAATATTTATACCGTCATTGCTTTGAACCAAGTTTGCCATTTGCTCTTTTAATATAGTTGTAGCAATGTAGGGTCTTAAATATTCGTTTCTCTCGTGTGGGCGCATATTCGCGCCTTTTTTTGTTTCAAGCAGATTATTCTTTGCCTATGTTTCATCTATTAAGAAATGCACTCTTCCGCCCATTATTTGAGCCTAAGCAAAAGCATACATCTCTGTATTCATAGGAGCATTTGCTTTTATTATAAATACTGCATTTTGTTCCATATCAGTAGTTCGATATTTTTTATAATTTCCATCATCATCATTAATAATACCAAAAGGAACAAGTGTTTCACCTGTCTCTGGATCTATCTAAGATTTTACTAAATAGTCCACAAGACCCGCACCTACAAATATCTTCTATATAAAACGCTACTTTTATATACGTTCTCTTATGAACTGCTCTATGTTTCCATAGAAGTTGAGACTATATCATATTCCTAATTAGGAACCTTTCCACTTCCGCCGCCAATCGCTTGCGGCGTACTCTCTTCCGAGATAGTCGTTGAACTTTCTTTTAAATATTTCTGAATAACATTTTTCCAAGATTTCTAATATTTTATTCTGTATAAACTATCTTCTTTTACTTTAAATTTTTTCATTAATTCTTTATATGGGTAATTAGGATTCTTCTAAAAAATTTTAAAAATTTCAATAACTTCCTTTTCTGCTAATTTAGCAGAACCATTTACTTTCGCTCGTAAATTATTCTCTATTGCATGATGAATATTTTCTTTTGAAGTTACCCATTCTAAATTGCTTAGTTTATTGTTGCTTTTATTCCCATCTATATGATTCACCTATAATTTATCCATCCCAACAACGGGAGAAAAATTCTCTAAAACTAACCTATGAACAGAATATCTATGCCTTTTTCCATCTGCTGAAATTAATCTAACTTTTTCATATCCATCTTTATCTGTTTGTGTTGTTAAGAACTTACCAGTTACTT